AATCAGCTTACGAGATTCAGCCTCATCACCAGCATACCCGGCAGCGCTGGCAGACGACAGATAAGTCTTGGAAAGCTCATTGAAGATCATGATCGCTTCCTGCATTGTTTCAAGGTCAATCTCACGGTTGGAACGGTTCGGTGATTCACCCTCCCAATTCTTGATCGTGTGTAGAACTGAAGCAATACGCAAAGCGTGCTTATCGAACTTGCCGAGATGACCGCGAAGCATTGAGTGAGAGTATTTCCCCCCGGCGGCGAAATCAGGCTCCATCGCCTGGCGCGCAAGGTTTAATTCACGCATAGCATTACGGCTCACAGAGAGAACAACGTTGTCCTCCTTCATGATGTTGTGAACGAGTCGATAATATTTACTAACCAATCCTCGATCGACTTCCTTATACAGCGCATCGCCATTTTCATCGCAAAGAATACGAGTACCTAAAAGCGGCTCCTCGCGAACCAACAGGAAACGTTCGGACACACCGATACCTCGCTGGCCTGCATCCATGATACCCTTGATTGTTTCATCCTGCGCAATGACGCAGATCGAACCGACCGGGCAAAGAGATAAGTTGTTGTCCTGATTTGAACGCGCGACCTCCATATGGTTTTTATCCCACGCCTTAAGGATAAGCTCACTGTTAGATTTCTTATCTGAACCGCCATACGTAAGCCCGAGCAATGTATTGATTGCCGTTGCCTCGTCAGATATTACGGAAAAGTGACCTTGCACTGCCGCCACTTTCGCAAGACCTTCAGGTGTAGGATCTGATACCGCGAAAACAATATCAGCCATCTTCTTGATCTTCTCTTCCAGTTTTTCTTTGTCCTCGTACAGAGCCGCCGTCGTGTTACCCTTCGGATCGTTTTTTATTTCCTTCTCGACCTGACGTAGCTGACTGGTTAAACGGATACGTTCCTTTTTGCGCTCTTCATTCAGTCGCTGAATCTCCGCACGCATAGGTGTAATCGCCGCTGAGTTAATCGCTGATTTACCTGTTGATGGTGGCTGACTGATTACCATGTAAAGCGCTGTCGGCTGTTCTTCTCCATGATATTGCACCCAAAACTTCCCGAGCATCGCGGCTGAGATGCAACCGATAAAATGAGCATACGCGGATGAAACCGGGAACTGGACTGATTCAGCTTTTGCTTTTGCATATTCGAATACCAGGTTATCGCCACCTAACGAAATCAGAGGGAACTTATCGTTTCCGCTGTTGATATCGATCGGATCTTGCCAAAAAGAAACTGAATCCCCGTAACTGTTTTCACGAATTGCGATCGCCACCGGATTCACTCCAGTGCTATTTGCGATCTCAATAATCTGTTGGTAATTCAGCTTTGGCTTAATATTAAACATCACAATAAACTCCTTAGTTGACGGTGTGAATGATACACCGCCAATGGTACACGCGTTTTGCAAAAAGTGCTATTGGTTATAAGTATTTGGCCTCAAAGGTTGTGCCGTCAGCAATACTAAAACCAACCTCTTCGCGGAATAATGTCCAGCGGCAACCGTCCTCATCAAAGATGTAACCAGCCACTCCACCGAGAGCACGACCGCTTTCCACCTGGTAACGCTTGCCAACTTTGAATGATTTTTTCATTGTGTTGCGATGGTCAAGCCCGGTACACTTGAGTGTTTTGGTTTTAAGTTCAGTGAATTTTGCGAAGAAGATTTCATCAGATCCGTGAATCTGTAATTCATCATGCTTATCAAGTTTTAAATACTTACCGCACTTTAACTTAACCTCACGAGTTCCATCGTAGCGCTCTCGACCTTTGTAAAGGTTGTTAACTTCAAATCCTGTGATTTTGTCTGCGGAAGTACATTTAAGTTTGATGGATTTCATTGCGTTCACTCCTGATTGGTTATCTTGAATAAGGCCACTTTATCAAATGACCTTACGGCAATATTAACAAATCGTGCTATTTACCAGGGAATATAATCGTCGTCGTCATTATCACCAATATCATCGCCGGGCATCTCGAAGTCGGGATTATATTCACTTTCTGCGTCCATATCCATATTCCCTAGTGCGTCGTCAAGCGTAATTTCTTTATATGCAACCTTGATACACCATTCCGCACTAAGCCCGGCATCGAGCGCGGCAAAATAACGAGTCCAGAAATTATCCTGTTCCATTAATTAGCCCCATGAATTAATGTAAATCGAGTTAGCCTCAAGCGTTGCGCGAACATCCGCATCTGTTGCATTTACTAAGCGCGATCCTGGTGTGCTGCCAATAACGTTATTACCGTTCCGAGCCTTAGTTACCGTCATTGAAACAAAACCGGAAGACTTATCCATTTTGATAACTACACGTCCTTTCGCGTTCAGATGCTTGATGATATTCTCAACTTTAATACTCATTTTTAATTCCTTTATTTCGTTTGGTGTTGGAGTAATATACCTTACTCCCTATTTATTGTCTTTAGCAATTAGTGCTATCAGTACTCGGAAATTACTTTACACTCTTTGATTGTTCCACCTAGAACTACTTTCTGCATCATTGCTTTTTGGTGGCTATCGTAAACGCGAACATTTTTTACGCTGTTAAATTTGCCAGTATAGAAAGTGTGAATATAAATCATTTTTTACCGTCCCATGTTTGATACGCCGTCACAAGGTTAATGCTATGGTCGAACTCGTCAATGCTAAGCGATCCGATTCGAACCAGTTCTTTATCATGCTTAATATCGATCATCCGGCTATATGGATGACCTGGCACGTATTTGAACAGTCGCTTGCTGTCGGCAATATCAGCGTTGATTCCATAGAATCGGCCTACTGCCGCCTTCACGCGCTCCATGATGTTTTTTTCGTGGATTGCTGCCGCGTTATTCAATGCCGCGACCGTGCTTCCGTTAATCTTCGGTGATTTCGTTGTGATTTTATAAGTGTGGTTCATTATTCCCCCTAACCAGTCAGGATAGCTTTCGCGCTTCATCAATTATAACAGGTTCGAGACGCTCAAGTCGAACGCGGAACGTGTTCATAAATCCTTCGTTATTCTTCAGTAGCTCGAAGTCGTCTGTTGCCTCAATGGCGCTATTTCCCATGTAGGCAACTACGCTCTTTTGCGTCTTGCGTGAGATCGCCACTACGCGGTAAATATTATCACTCATACAATGCCTCCTTAACACGGTGCGCAATGCAGGAATTGACGGTGATTGAGTAGTTAGCCACGCCCCACAATGCGACGTTTCCTAACTCTGTGCGCATGGATGGATTGTTAAGTTGAATGATTGTCTCGCCAGTATCGTCATCTACGAAACGAGGCGCGCCAGAACTGTCCACTACGCGCGTTACCCTGCTAACACACTCCATTGCATCACTTACACCGTAATAAGCGCTCAGAGCGGCTCTAACGGCCTTCTCTTGCTTGTTGTAAATCTTGCGCGCGATGTTCTCGATCGCTACGCTTTCTTTCTCGTCAGTCTTGATTGCCGTGCTGGCTGAGAAGTCCAGATCTGTGAACTGCTTAAACATATAATTACCCTCTGAAGCTATCAATAGTGTCATTGATGTATTTCACTTGCGCCTCTACGTCAGACGTGGCGATGTACTGGAATGTATCGTAATCCTCCCATAAGTCCACAAGCTCAACCTTTGTATGATGCTCTTTAAGTCCACCCATGTGACCGTAATGTGTTCGATATACAATAAATCCCTCGTCATTGGCTCGCTGGATTGCTTTCTTTAATCCGGGATGTTTGATTGCCATCTGGCGATTCTCCTGATTGGTTGATGTTGTTTACTATACCCCGATTCCCTTCGGGGCGTTTAGCAATTCGTGCTATTTTGATAAATATTTTACGAGATCCCACTTATAGTATTGTGTGTCATTGTTTATATTTTTACCCAAAGCGTTAAGCCTTGCATAATAACGACTTGCTTATAGCCGACTTGAATCCATACTCTTTGATGAGATCAATTGTCGCTGGGTGGCATTTGAATGCGGCTGTTAGTTTATTTGATCCTTTCGCGCGAGCATAAATAATAGCTTCACCGTCAATAATTTCATATTTTGTGTTTGATGTTAACTTTTTCATTTCCGATTCCTGTTTTGATGTTTCGTTTCGATGAAGTAATAATGCCAGATTCCATTCCGGCATGTTTAGCAATTCGTGCTATTTAGAATTTTACTTCCTCAACAAGCTCAACCATTTTGCACCCCAGGCGATAGGAGTCGCCGAACAACAATAACCCCATAAATTCATCTCTGCTTATTGACTCCTTACCAACTGTTCTAAGCTCTCCGTTGTGAATCACAGTATCGCCGATCTTGATTTCTGATTTATGCACTAATTTCGTTTTCATTTGTTAGCCCGTTAATTAAAAGAATGCTACATAGTTTACAATGCCTTTGGCGTCGTCGTTAGGCATTGCCTTGACAGCCAGGTCGTAACCCGCTTCTACCTTATGCTTTGCTGATTCTTCGTTGTAACCCCAAATAACCAGAATTTTAACTACGTTTTCTTTGTTCAGGACTTTAAGGTCTTTAGTGATGCGACGTGCCATTTTGTTTTTCCTCAATCTCGTTTCGATGAGGTAATTATGCCAAATCACACCGATCGAGTTTTAACAAAAAGTGCTATTTGCGATCGCTTTGAAAAATCCACGCGGCGACAGGGATCGTATCAGCTTAGTTTTGGCAGACTTGCCGCCCAGCTTGTTTTGCTGTGCAGAGTACCCGTCAGGCAGGCTTACTGGATTTCTCTCCGGCATGACAAAATCGTCCGAGGTCCAAAGACACGTCTTCTTAGGGTAAGCATCGCGCGGCGCAATATACATCGGGAACCAGGGATGTGAGTCATTCTCAGGAAGATAGCCGCCATACTCCCAGGGATTAAAGGAGTGATCTGGTTTTCTCCAGGCAGATGACAGGACGCTAACCGGATTCTCAATGATGTACGTCACGCCCATAGCTTCGCCAATATTAGCAGCAATCCGAGCGGTGGCAACAGCCTTCTCATGGAATAACGGATCACGTTCACGCTTGCTGGCAAAATGGCGAGCACCACTAACAGCTAGGTCAGTGCATGGTGGGAAAGCCATGATGAAATCAGGTTTGCCATACACACCAGCGATCGCATCACGTTCGAACTTCTCATCAATGAAGACGTTCACATACTCAATGTTCGGATGCTCTACCCGGGCATTGTACTTTGCGTAATCTCCGTGATCTGCCCCGTCAAAGTTGAAGCACATCACCTTATGACCTTGCTTTGCCAGTTCATGACCTGCCAGGCCGGAACCGTCGAATAGCGACCAAATCAACTTCATTTTTCGATCTCCTTTTTGTAGTGATTCAGTTTGTCGATTATTAACTTCGCCTTGTTAGCTAACGCCATGTCAGAGAACAGCGCTACGCGATAGATGTGTTCGTAACGATTAATTGTTGCGTTGATGTTTGCAGTTGTCATGTCGATTGCTCCTGATTGGTTGATGTGATGAATCATACCCAATCGGCCTTGCTAAGTCGTTAGCAAAAAATGCTATTCCAATAATTGCTCATTATTCAATCAATACTGGAATAGGTGGAATAATCTTGATTGTTATTGATTACGAATGATGAAACGTGATTATTGCATGGTGTGCAACAGTTGGTTGATTTGTTGCTGAGAATGCAATGATTGTGAGAGGGAGGAATTGGTGTTACCCGGTTCGCCTGGCATTCATCTCCATTTTTAGCAAAAAGTGCTATCGATTACACTTTAACTTGTCACGACTGTAATATTTGTCTAGAATCGCACTTGTGACAAAAATACACACTGTGACGCCTCACAATATACATATAGATATATGTATATATATAATATATATAGTGTTTTTTTTATTTATATATATAGATAATTATATTGTAATAGTTGTGTATAGCTGTCTTACATTGTCTAGCGTACTGTTGGCATATTTCTATCTGAGTGTTTATATATACAGTACTTTTTTTGAGAGCCATATATTTCTATAGTGGCTATAGACAGCTAGACAAATGTTACACGGCTTAAAATTGGCTCGCAGGCATTGACAGCTCTACATCGAGATGTCACAATGGCAATTGTTGACACATTATGACACCATTTACACGCGAATAGACAAAGAGGATATATTATGAGCAATACCAGTCAGGAATTAAAAATCACCGACATGATTCGCCTAACCTGCGACGCAATGTATCGCGACAAAGGCATGACCGAGTTCTCTTTCTTGGCTGATGATATGGCGAGAGAGGCGGTAAAATTTTACTTCCGAGATCGGGATATTACAGAGGAAGAGATTGAGCGAGGTGTATCAACATGGTTGACCTCGAACGGGAAGGAGGTGGAGAAGCGATTTAAGTCTGCTTTCATCACTCCGATTATTACCCGGCACTTCTGCAAGTACGGCAAGATGGCAAAGGTGAAGGTGGGCCGGAATGAGTCGGCAATCACAATGATAACCGTTACCGTTACTGATGAAGAGGTTCCGGTGAAGAAGCGCCGTAGCCGGAAAAAAGTTAGCCTGTCCGACTGCCTGGACTCGTTTGTTCCTGATATTGATGACCTTGAGAAAGGTGACGTGGCTGTAAGCACCGTGCGCGACCTGGTTCGCCAGATGAAAGCGCATATCGAAAAGTGCGGACTGTGAGGAGAAATTACTATGTTTAAACCGTTAACAGAAGAAGGGCGTAAGGTAATTGGTAAGCAGAAGGAAAACATCAAGAAGATAGCTGACGCACTGATTGGTAAGAGGTCAATCAAGATAAACCTTGATACCGTTGGCCCAGGATACTTCACAAAAGGATTCGATGAGAGCGTCGTAAGACTAAACGCTGGAATGCTCGTAGGTAAGTTGCGTGAAATAAGTGGGCAAGATCTAAAATTCCTCAAGGTTGAGGGTAACATTCTTGAAATTGAGAACCTCACCACTCCCAAGACTGAGGGGTGGAAAATCACCGACGTCGAGTTTACCGTAGAATAGCACTTTTTGTTAAAGCCCGGTCTAGCGGATCGGGTATTATCTTATCATCGAAACGATACAGAGGAAACAAAGATGGAAACGCAAATTGACGTAGTGGTTGTTCAGCGGGACTCAACCCATGAAAAGGGTCTGTTCAAGAAAGGAACTGAAATCACAATCGACCTGGAAGATATGGTGGCGTATCACTCTGGCCTTACCTGGAATGTTGTGCGCGTAGGTAGCGACTACAAACTCAAAGGCTTTAACACTTACTTTGCAGAGGCTTAATCATGGCGACCATTACCGTATTTCTTGCTAAAGATAATGTTGACGGCGCTATGTCATTATTCGCGTTCGAGCATAAAACCGGATCGCACTGGCATATGTACAGTCGCTACACGGTTATCGATATCAACTCCTACGCCTGCGACTCGATCACTGAAAAACTTAGTCGATTTATTGAGCATGTTAAATTAAGAGATGGTGGCGAGTGGCACGATGGGCATGAAGAGCGCCGCATGTGTGATATGATTGACCCGGTTTTCCTTGAGTCTTTCGAGCTTGGTTCTGATGTGACCATTGAGGTGAGAAAGGCTGGTGAGTTGTTGCCGGGGATGCGTGTGCTGACTGGTTACTCGGGCCGTAAAGTGTGGCGCACTGTGTCGAAGGTTCGCCAGCGTTCGACAACTTGCTATGGCGTATTCTTTGAGGATGGCTGGAATGAGACTGCCGGAAGCTGTGTGAAATATCTCACCAAATAGCACGAATTGTTAAAAACGAATCGGGGTATCTTGATATAGTTACCCCATCGAAACGAGATACCAATCAGAGGAATCACCATGTCAATCGTCAAGAACCAGCAAGCCATCGACTCAACCAGCCACAACCGCTTTGCTATTTTCATCACTCGCGACAACAAGCGATTTGCTGTCAGTGCCGTACCGGGTGGGCACAAAACATACATGGAGGATAACGGGAAATGGGTGTGGTGCGAAAACCTTGCAAACTTCCTAGTCTGGAACGCAGACCTCCAGGGCTTTGACGATATCAGCACTTTAATTGAGGAGTAATAATCATGCCACGTTACAGCAACCTAACTCAACTAACCCGAGTCAACGGGCACATGATCCCGGCAAAATCAACTCACTACGCCATGGGCGCAAAGCACGGAGTCTATTTCAAGTGGCGCGGTCAATGGAACTTCACGGCGGTTAGTAATTTCTACATGCGCGTTCCTGGCGATGACCCGCAATCGGTAGTAGAAAACTCAATCGGTGACAACAAGATCGAGGTGCTGAAATGAACTTCAATACAATTGCCTTATGGTCTGCCGTCTGGTTCTTCTGCATGGGTCATGCCATTGACGGGATCGTAATCATGTTACTACTGTGTGCTGGAGCGTTCGAATGATGCGTATTCTTATTTGCATGATGGCGGCGGTCGCCCTGGCTATCCTTGTGGTGTCCGGTTGTGGAGAGGTAAAAGAGCGATGCCATGAAACCGGAAACCAGGTTACTACGTTCATGATGGTCGGCAACGTATTGCTACCAATCACATCAAATGAAATTACTTGCGAATAGGATTTAACAATGGCTGATTTTATGCACCAAATGATTGCAGTATTCAAAGGCAGTGATGATGAGGAAGTTAAAGGGTGCTTTACCGTTAACAAGCCTTATAACGCGTCACTAACCAGCTTCGGGAATATCTCATTGCTTGATGATAATGGCGATCCCTGGATATTCGACGAAGATACTGATTGCTTCGAGATTAAAGAATAGCACTTTTTGTTAAAACACAATATCGGGGTTGCGATATAGTAACCCCATCGACAACGAACGAGGATACAAACATGAAAATCAAATTACTTTGCACTGGCGGTTACAAAGGCTTTACCCGAAACCTGGAAGCAGACCCTATCGTGGTTGATGCGGTTAAATGCGATTCCAGCACTGGAGGCTACCGCGTTAAGGTTGACGATCTGGTTAAAGCTGGAGTGTACGATCTGGACTATGGACTTTCGGTTAGCCCTGTATTTGGTCCGGCTGACCTTAACGAGAATGACGGAACGATGTTCTTCTTCGGATGGGAAGTCCAAGCAAATCCTAAGCCGCGCAAGGTTCGACTTCTCAACAATGGCGGCTACCCGATGCGACCAGGTTATGAGAACCGCACGTTCCCAGTTATTGTGGACTTTGAAAGAATTACTGGCAACCTGGCATACGTTAACGATGAGCAGTTGCGAGCCGTTGGATTTGTCGGCGGGATGAATAAAGAGGCACTTTGCTTCTTCCACTGTAACGCCGAGCCGTTCGATATTGAGTGCGAGTTAGTTTACTAAGCACGAATTGTTAAAAGGGGATTTGTCCTGACTGGTATAATCCCCACGCCAACAACTAAGAGGAAAGAGTTATGTTGAAATTAGAAGACGTCAAATTCCCGATCAAATTTATCAGTCTGGGATGTGGTGAAATTACGTTCACCGATGAAGATAAGGGTACGTGGGCCACCGATGAGGTGTCGCAGCTTAAGCTGGAATGGTTTATAGCCAGACATAACGAAGTGAATAAAGAAAATTCACCAAATAAGGACTACCACTACATTATGAGTGGCAATCAGAATGCTTACAGCTTGTATGATAGCTGGAAGATTGAAGGCTCAATATTCAAAGCTGCAAAGCCAGAAATCAAGCCAATGCTACAGTGCACTCAGATCGAGAACATGCCATTGAGCGCGACGCTAAAGGGTGTCCAGCTTGATAGCGAATCCTGGGCCGACATTACCGCAACGCCTAAAACTATTGAGGTACACGATGACGTAGTGATTCTCCTGTTGCATTACGGCGGCTTTAAGAACAAGACTGTATCAGGTGAAATCAGCATTAAGCGCGGAACACTTGTACGCTATGAGGTGAAATAATGGCTGCATGGGTTTTGATTATCTTAATGGGCACTGGGCCGGATCACGTATACATGGAAAGTGAGCAATCATGCAACAAGGCTCGGGAAGTAATTGCAGAGAATAAGCCGTTCGGATATGAAGTAAAAACGATGTGCGTTAAACGATAGCACGAATTGCTAAACCTTCCGCAAGGCCATTTGATATAGTGGCCTTATTGAAGCACGGCAACCAATCAGAGAAATCAGCTATGGCTACACGACTCACTCAGTGGCAGATTTACGACAAGGCATCACGCATACGCGAATCACTTCGCGGATTGACACCGAACGACAGAATGGAGATTATCGGGCACGCATTGCACGAACTCACGTCTCAGGACGTAATCTATCATTCATGCGGCAATAAATTCTGGAACGTGACATTCGAGGTAAAGAAAGATGAGCAAAACTCATAAGTTAAAAATCGCCCCGGTACATTTCATCGGAGTAATGAACGGAACCAAAACGGCAGAGTTCCGCGTCAATGACCGAAACTTCCAGCCTGGCGATATCCTGGAGCTATGCGAGTTCGATCGCGATGAGTTTACCGGGTGGGAAGTTCACGCCAGGGTATCTGATGTTACTGATGTGACGCCATACATCAATCGCGGGTATGACGAGCAAGAATGCTACTTCACGCAGTACGTGATGTTATCAATCAAACCTTACAGGAAGGTTAGACCATGAAATTTGAATGCGTATCAAGTAGCGGATCTGGTTTTAAGTGGGGAAAAACTTACAAAGGTGTTCGCGTAAATGATGACAGCTTCATCATTACTGATGAGCACGGTAGTAACGTGAACATTGTCCGTCGTCGCGAATATCAGGAAATTTTCCTTCCGTATGGCGGTAGTTCAAAATATATCTTTCATCGGATCGTGGATGGTGTTAAATTTAACGACGTAATCGAAGCAATCAACCAACTGCATAATAAAGAGGTAAAATTTATGAAATTCGAATGTATCAGCGATAACACCAAAAAATTTACTGTTGGCAAAATCTACGACGTGCCTACTGAGCACGCAAAGCACACTGTAGCGCTGACCGATGACACGGGCCGCCACCGAATTGCAACCGTAACTCACAATGGCGAAGGCCTTCGCTGGAACAGCGGCGGCACTAAGTTCGCAACGTTCGGCAAGAAGCGCAAGCGCACTTTCAGCGTCAATGGCAATGTTGCAGCTAACAAGATCCACAACGTCAAGCCGTCGGAAGTTGACCGTAAGCCAGCGCTGAAGTTTGAAGAGAAGGCAGATTTGTCTGGTTTGGCTATCGCTCTTGTTCTCTTGGTCGCTTCGATTTCGCTGTTGTTCATCATGTAATGCTAATGGGGAATCGGCTCTGAACGGTTCCCCTTTCTTTTGGAGAAAACACTATGCCAGACTTTTCTAACTGGAATAACGAGCCGCCATCATTTCAGGAGTTGCTATTTTGCCTACTGATCCTGACATTATCTCTTAAGGGTGTTTTATGGCTACCATCATGACAGCAGAAGATGCAGCACGCGATGCAGTGGAAGGAATGCTCCCAAATAGCTCCAGAATCGCACACTACTACAAATCTGAGGTTTCGGCAGTGCAATTGGTCCACGAAATTTTAAGGCTCCCACAAGTCGATTCGGCGCGCGTGGTGACGTGCTTAAAAAATTATTTTTGCATCACCATTAAAACGAATAGCACGAATTGCTAAAACCTATCAAGGGGAATGCGCTATGATTCCCCTACGCCAACAAACGAGGAAGCGATCATGAAAACTATTACCGGAATGAGCAACGAAACGAGAACGCAGATCGTTAGCATGCTAATCGGCATGGCTGACGATATTCAGAATAGCCAGGTCGTTATTGATTCATGCAATCAGACTCGTGAGAGTAAATTTGAATCATCCGGCTACAAAATTGTTGAAGAAGAATTAACCATCAAAATCATTCGCGTACAGGAGAAAGCATAATGGATAAAATCACAATTTGGGGCCAGACAATCAACCTGTTTCTCGGCGCGCGCCGCGTAGCAATCTTTGACTTTGACGGAACGCTTAGCGATGGCTCAAAGCGCCTCCACTTGCTACCGACAAATGATTTGCACCTTACGGAAAGTTGGTCTGAATTTAACCGTGCAGCAAATCATGACGATCCTATTCAGAGCACTATTGAGGTGATGAACTCATTATTTGCTGCGGGTTATCACGTCATTATCTTAACCGGACGTAGTGATGAGGTGCGTCACGAATCAAAGTTATGGTTAAAGCGCTACGGTGCGCGATATGATTACCTGATTATGCGTCCGCACACCGATAACCGGAAAGATACGGTGATGAAAGAGGAGGCGGTGCGCGCTATCGGTATTGAGAACATTCTGGCGGCCTGGGATGACTCGCCGCAAATTATTCCATTATTCCGATCGCTTGGGATAACCACTTACGCTGTAGTTGACTATGGCGATAACGTTCACAATCATTTAAAATCTCACGGGGTAGATGAATGAACCTGTACGAATTTATTGCAGCACATCCGGTATTGACGGTTATCATCCTGTTAATCATCAATCACACTATCATCAATATGGCAAAATTATTTTTAGGGAGATGCTAACATGAAAACAGCTATCATTTTAAACGGCGCGCCTGGCGCAGGAAAGGACACTATCGGATGCATCCTGGCTGACACTTACGATCATGTAGCGCTACGCAGCTTCAAAGCGCCAATGTTTGAGATTGCCCGGGCAATCCTGGGTGAAGCTAACTACGAGTATTTCATGTTCTTGTATGAGGACCGTCGATATAAAGAAGAGCCAGCATCAATCCTGAACGGTAAAAGCCCGCGCCAGTTTATGATCTGGATTAGCGAGGAGGTCATCAAGCCGCAGTTCGGAAATCGCTTCTTCGGTATGCGAGCGGAAAGCAAGGTGAAAGAGTCGCATTCACTTTCGGTATTTACTGACGGTGGATTCAAAGACGAGATCTTGCAGATGATTGAAGGTGACATCCAGGTCAAGCTGTGTCGAATCCATCGCAACGGTTGCAACTTTGACAACGACAGCCGCGACTATATCTATCTTGACGATATGATCGGTGTCAACGGTTATCATGAGTGTGACTTCTTTTCTGTCGAAGGTCATCCAGAAATTACCGCTCAGCACATAGCCGCCACGTTCATCAACAAATAGCACGAATTGCTAAAACGTCGGTGGGGTGATTTGATATAGTTACCTCATCGACAACGAAGAGAGAAAATCGAAATGATGGTATCAACTGATAAGTTTTTCACTTGCACTAAAACTTCTGAAGTATTCGAACTGGTTCATACTGATAATGGTGATTTCATGCATGACGGTTGTGACGCTTTTATTGAAGTGAAAGAAAGCGACTATGACGACGGAGTTTATTATAACCCGGCAGTGAACACTCAGTTTTTTACCCCGATCGAAGAAGAAGGAGATGAGGCATGATCACGATTAACCTGTCAGATGAACAAGCGCGTGAGATCCTTGATACGATTGGCGATCAATTACACATCAAAGGCGCTACCGCTGAGCTGCTTAACCAGATCGAAAGACAGCTAACCCCTGTGTCGACGAATCAAGCTGAGTTCGCAGCATGGAAAAGCGAACGCATTACGCCGAATATTATCAAGGCATGGAAGCGCAAGCATAAAAAAGAAATAAATGTTGAGGATTTATTTGCCGATGAATTAAGTCCTTCAAAGGTTGCTCAATACCAGTTGCGATACATGGAATCAGTTTGCAATCAGGTTTTAGGTGTATGCTTTTCATTCAAAGGTGATAAATAATGTTCGGTTTAAGTGAAGCAGAATGGAACGTAGTAAAGCGCGCGGCGAAGGAACTGAATAAATTCGTCAGCGGCATGAAAAAAGAAGATCGTAAAAATGACAAGATCATGATTGATGTAATCTCGGCTCACCACAAAAAGGTCGAGCTACTCATCGACCGCTACAAATTTGTCTGGACTGCCGGGTACATTGCCGGGCGCGTAGGTAACAAAGAAGGGGATTACGAATAATGGCCAATTTACCGAAGAAAGGCGATCAGGTTCGATGTGTTACATCACGCAATGGTGATGCTTTCTCAGCTGGATGCTTGTATGACGTTGAAAGAGTAAGTAAAGCAAAGAGACTCGTATTTGTATACGGAGACGATGGAAATATTCATGAGATTGACTACCCGCAGGATATTACTAAGGGCCAATTTGAAATTAATGATTGACCTGAATCTCTGAGCGGTGATAGTATTAATCCCGTAGACAGACGAGGCGCAAATAAGCGCAACGCGTGAGACGATTCTCACACTTCCAGCTAACAAGCTCGGTTGCATAGTGGTTAAGCAACGCCGCAGACCCGTAAGCGGCAACAATTCAAGAGGATTGCGTAATGCAAAATATCAAAAACGAATCAGTCAAAATCGAAATTAAAGTAACTCGCAACGGCAAAACAACTCGTTATAAAAAGCGGTTAAATCCTGGAGAGGCCGTTATTGGTCGCATCGATGGCGTTATGATTAAGGCGCAAGAAGATGAAGCGATTCAAAGTTAAATTAATCATTCGAAAGATGGGTATGTTTTGCCAATCATGCAAACAATCTTTCGAGACTGAATTATCGGCAACCAGTCAGGCAGAAGCCATCGCGAAAGCAAAAAAACTTTCCGGCGCAAACCTTGACACTCACAAAATAAACATTGAATTAATTAAGGAGATCTAACATGGAAATTTTTTTATGGATTATCGCTGGTATCGTTATTTTTGGTGCTGGTTTATTTTCTGGCTTCGCACTTGCGGCGGCAGCAATTGCGTTGGACGCGAAGAATAAAACTGGTGTATGGCTGACCTACTCGCCCAAGAAGGACCAATGGGAAATGACTGGCGACCTTGCTCACTGCTACTCTAAAGCTCAGGCCCACCCTAAAGGCATTAAACGACTATTATCGTGATAAATACTAACCCGCTTCGGCGGGTTTTTTTATGCCTGCAATATGGTAAAATAACACTAAATGTTAAACAAAGAGGATTTATTTATGAGTGAACCTAAGAACGCTCCCGTAGTCCAGGGAGGTAATTTCAAAGAGCTATACAAGAAAAAATTCGGCACTGTACTCGCGAAAAACAGAGCGATGACGCCAGAGCAACTATTCGATCTTTCAGTGAAGTATTTCGAATGGGCCGAGGACAACGCAATCAAGGCGTCAGAATCAGCCAGCTTTCAGGGTGGCGTTTATGAATCGCTAGTTCATAAGCCGCGCGTCTTCACCTGGACCGGATACCGACTATTTATCGGTGCAAGCGAGGCCGCAATCATTAAGTGGAAGCGAGAGGAAGAATACAGTGAGGTTATGGAGTTTGTTGAGTCGGTAATAAATGAGCAAAAATTCCAGCTTGCCGCCAACGGTGTTATTAACGCCTCCTTTATCGGTAAGGATCTCGGAATCGATAAGCCAGCCTCAATCAATATCGAAAACTCGGCAGCTTCCGCATCGACAGTAGTCGCCACCACTGAGGACGCAATGAAAGAGGCTGTAAACAGTATTCTTGACATGCTTTAACGTTAAGGGCGCGCAAGCGCCCATACAGGAGAATTGATATGATTCAATGGGAAGAACTCGACGCAACTCAGAAGTTAGCGATCAAGAAAATGAGCGAGGCCAATTTCGAAAAAATGATTCGGATCTGGTTCCAGCTTATGCAGGCTCAGCAGTTCCAGCCTAACTGGCATCACCTTTACCTCTGCCACGAAGTGGAGGAAATTATTGCAGGCCGACGCGGTAATACTATCTTTAACGTTACGCCAGGCTCCGGTAAAACCGAGGTGTTCTCAATACATCTCCCGGTGTACGCGATGCTCAAGTGTAAGAAGGTGCGAAACCTTAACGTGTCGTTTGCCGACAGTCTGGTTAAGCGTAACAGTAAGCGCGTGCGTGAGATTATCAGCAGCAACGAGTTCCAAGAATTATGGCCCTGCAAATTCGGCACGTCGAAGGACGAAGAGATGCAAGTCCTTAATAGCGATGGAAAGGTTTGGTTTGAGCTAATATCCGCAGCGGCTGGCGGTCGTATTACTGGTTCGCGTGGTGGCTACATGATGCCGGGATTCTCCGGTATGGTGATGCTCGACGATATCGATAAGCCTGATGATATGTTCTCAAAGGTTAAGCGTGAGCGTACTCATATGCTACTGAAGAACACCATTCGATCGCGTCGTATGCACAACGAGACGCCAATTATTGCGATTCAGCAGAGGCTGCACGCGCAGGATTCAACATGGTTCATGATGAATGGCGGGATGGGTATTGAGTTTGACCAGATCTCAATCCCGGCGCTGGTTACGGAAGAATACGGAAAGACGCTTCCTGACTGGTTACAACCTTACTTCGAGCGCGACGTTTTATCGTCTGAGTATGTCGAACTTGATGGCGTCAAGCATTACTCGTTCTGGCCCAGTAAGGAGAGTGTACATGACCTGTTAGCGCTTCGCGAAGCTGACCAGTACACCTTTGACTCTCAGTATCAGCAGAAGCCGATCGCGCTTGGTGGCTCCGTGTTTAACTCGGAATGGTGGACTTATTACGGCAGCAGCCTTGACGCTGACGAACCAGATCCGGGTAAGTACGACTACCGTTTCATCACTGCCGATACCGCTCAGAAGACAGGCGAGCTAAACGACTACACAGTCTTTTGCTTGTGGGGTAAGAAGAACGATAAGGTTTACTTTATTGACGGCATTCGCGGTAAGTGGGAAGCGCCGGATATGGAGAAACAATTTACCGCTTTCGTTAATCAGGCATGGAGACACAATAAATCAATGGGCGTGCTTCGAAAAATCTACGTGGAAGATAAAGCGAGCGGTACGGGCCTTATCCAGAACCTCAGGAAAAAGACTCCGATCTCTATCACTCCGTTGCAGCGTAACAAAGACAAAGTTACCCGAGCTATGGATGCTCAGCCAGTTATTAAAGCCGGGCGTGTGGTTCTGCCAGAAGAGCACCCTATGCTTGCTGAAATTATCGCTGAACACAGCGCCTTCACTTACGATGACACACATCCGCATGATGATATCGTCGATAACTTCATGGATGCGGCGAACATCGAATTGCTGACCATTGATGATCCTATCGAGAGAATGAAGCGGCTCGCCGGGATGGTTAAGCGGTAATAAATGAGATATAATCAAGGCTGTCAATTGACGGCCTTTTTTATTGGAGGAAACATGAAAATTGTTAAGCATGATGGATATAACGATATCTTTAACGGCGGTGCAGACGGATCTCCTAAGCCATTCTTTATGTCTGATGCATCATATCACGTAGGATCTTTCTACAACGACAACGCAACCGCGAAGAGAATTGTGGATGTTATCCCGGAAGAGATGGTGACGGCTGGTTTTAAAATGTCAGGCGTTAAGGATGAAAAAGAGTTCAAGTCTTTATGGGATAGCTACAAACTTGATTCAAGTCTGGTGGATCTTCTTTGTTGGGCGCGACTTTACGGCGGCGCGGCGATGGTGGCAATCATCAACGACAACCGGATGTTAACCAGTCAGGCAAGGCCTGGAGCTAAACTTGAAGGCGTCCGAGTTTACGATCGATTTGCTATCACTGTTGAAAAGCGAGTCACCAATGCAAGATCCCCTCGCTATGGTGAGCCTGAAATTTACAAGGTATCCCCTGGCGACAATATGCAGCCGTATCTGATTCATCACTCAAGAGTCTTTATTGCTGATGGTGAACGAGTAACGCAACAGGCAAGAAAGCAGAATCAAGGATGGGGAGCGTCGGTATTGAACAAGTCACTGATTGATGCAATCTGTGACTATGATTACTGTGAATCCCTGGCTACTCAGATCTTGCGACGTAAGCAACAGGCTGTATGGAAGGTCAAAGGTCTTGCCGAAATGTGTGATGATGATGATGCTCAGTATGCCGCGCGCCTGCGACTTGCTCAGGTTGATGATAACTCCGGCGTAGGCCGTGCGATCGGTATCGATGCTGAGACTGAGGAATATGACGTTCTCAACTCTGATATCAGCGGAGTTCCTGAGTTCTTATCAAGCAAGATGGACCGCATCGTCTCCCTATCCGGGATTCATGAGATTATCATCAAGAATAAGAACGTAGGCGGCGTATCAGCGAGCCAAAACACAGCGCTTGAGACATTCTATAAGCTAGTCGATCGCAAGCGCGAGGAAGATTACAGGCCGCTTCTTGAGTTCTTGTTGCCGTTCATTGTTGATGAGGAAGAGTGGTCGATCGAGTTTGAGCCTTTGTCTGTTCCGAGTAAGAAAGAGGAATCAGAGATCACGAAGAATAACGTTGAGTCAGTCACGAAGGCTATCACTGAGCAAATCATCGATCTGGAAGAAGCTCGCGACACGTTGCGATCCATTGCCCCTGAGTTCAAACTCAAGGATGGTAATAACATCAACATTCGCGAACCGGAAGAAACAACCGAACCGGAACCGGGATTAGGGGAGAAGTTAGAAGATGAAAATTAATGGCGTTGCAACACAGTGGCGCTATCCTGAAATGAGCGAGCGCGCAATGTCGCGCTCCCTACAGGATGTTGCAGCCAAACTAACTGAAAAAATGCGTGACGAATTAAAGCCGATGAAATTTGATGCTACCGACGAAGAGATAGATCAGACAGAAAGGTCATTGCTTGATTACGTCGAATCACTCATCGCTCCGATTATTGGTTCTCTATCATCCGTTGCGCTCACGATCTATAAATTCAACTCTAAGCAGTGGCTGCGTATCGCTCGCAATGCTGGAGGTAAGAAGAATCAAGCTGTTATGCTACTTGCCCTGATTGGTCCTGCCGCTGCCGAAAGCTGGTACTCAGGACAATATAATCTGTGGCGATCGCAGGTGACTACTTCTATCAGGAAATTTGCTGCCAACATGGTTACTGATTTCACTGATAAACTTCGTGCTGCATCCGGTCAGGGTAAAAGCAAGGATTTTGTTGTTGAACTTGCTAATGAGCGATTTGGTGTTTACCGGAATTGGGCCAAAAATAGAGCGTCGGGAATTGTTGGAACTTGGAACAGTAGACTAATGCGTCAGCGCATAAAAGACGCTGGAGTCTCTTACTATTTCTGGCGTGGGGTGATGGATTTACGTGAACGTGAAAAACATGTAAGATGGGAAGGTAAGCGCATAGCGGTAGATTCCGATCACGTATTCCCGGGTGAGGAATACAATTGCCGCTGTTGGGCTGTTCCAGACTTTTCTACAGGAGATTAAAAATGAAGGCAAAGCAAAGATTCGATTCAGTAAAAATCAAGGCGCACTTTGATGATAACGGTTTTTTAGTTGACCGCCCAATCGTGGCGCGAATCGGCGCTCAGGTTTACAAAACGCCGCACGGCGATCGAGTTGAGTTCCGTCCGGCGTCCGAAGTTTTCAAGCAAGACTCCTTGCAAAGTTTTGCGGGGAAGCCAATTACTGTCGGTCACGTAACGGTAACTCCGCAGAATGCTAAGGACGTTGTTGTAGGATCGTGCGCTGGCGCTGGTATTGCTTCAGGTGTTGGAGTTGAAGTCCCTTTGAGCATTTACAGCGACTACGCGATCAGCAAGGCTAAAGCAAAAGAAGCTGGTGAATTATCTGTTGGCTACACGTCAGTAGATATTGATAAACCGGGATGGGGTTCAAATGAGACTGGAGAATATATCTTCGAAGAGGATATGAAACAGGACGAAGCGCCACCTGAAGGCTGGGTGAAATTTGACGCGGTACAGACTAATATCAAGGTCAACCATATTGCACTTGTTTTCAAAGGTCGTGCGGGAATTGCTAAATTAAATCTTGATGCCGAACAGGAGTTCCCGTATGATAATAACGTTCAATTAACTAACGAGGACAAGCAAATGAAAAAAATTAAGATCGACTCAGTTGATGTGGAAGTAACCGAAGAAGTTGCGAACCATATCGAAAAATTAACCGCGCAGATTGCTACCATTCAGGGCAAAGCTGATGGCTTCGAAGCTGAGCGCGATGCGCTGAAGGTTAAGGTTGACTCTCTGCCGGAACTTGTGAAGGCCGAGGTAGAGAAGCAAAAAGCCGATGCCGCCGCACGCGCAGAAGTTACCGCAGTAGCAGAAACCGCAGGCGTCAAACATGATGGTCTTGATATCAAAGACGTCAAGATTGCCGTAGTTAAAGCCATGCTTGATAAAGATGTTAGTGAAAAATCAGACGCATATATCGACGCTATGTTTGATGTTGCTAAAGATTCTGATATCATGGCTATTCAGCGTAAAGCAGTAAAAGGCGACTCTATCGAAGGCGGTAAGCCGGAAGAGAAAAACGACGCCGCGCCTGTTACGCCAAATTCACGTTTAAGCAAAGTAATGTAAGGGGAAATATCATGGCACAAATTAATGCATCTTATCAGCGAGATATGGCGATTGCGCTTCCGGGTATGGTTGCGGACACTTCAAAGTACAATATTGACGGCGCTTGTGTCGTTAATGAAGGTGATGTTCTTGTTGGCGCTGCCGTACAAGTTGTTCAATCTCAGGCGGTTGATGGTCATAAGTTGGTTAAGGCTCTTACTACCGGAACCACTCCTTACGGCGTGGCAATCCGATCTCACTGGCAGACTGTTAACGCTCAAAATCAGATGATTTACGAAGATGGCGGCGCTATCAACGTGATGACTTCAGGCCGAGTATGGATGCTTTCCAAATCCACCGAAGCACCAACTTTCGGCTCTGCCGTTAAACTTGATGTTGATGGTCAGGAAAAATCTGATGGCACGATCGAAACAACCTGGACCTACGCTGGCGGTTGGACTAAATACAAAGATATTCAGCTTGTTGAGGTTCAGTTGCATCAACTGTAATTAGCGTTTAATATGGGGACTATCCTTTTTTGGATAGTCCTTTTTTTATGGAGAAATCATTATGGCTTACGAAAATTTAATGTTGCGCCCGGCGTGTCCGGGAAATCTTTCTGATACTTCAACCTACAATATTGATGGCGCTTGTGTGGCTCAAGGTGACATTGAGTTCGGCGCGGCGGTTCAGGTTGTCGGCATCGTTGATGGTGTAAAAGTCGTCAAAGTACTTTCTGATGGCGGGACTCCTTACGGTATCGCTTTCCGTTCTCAATATGAACACCTGAGCGGTAAAATTCTCGACGGCGAAGTTTGCAACGTCGTTTCTCACGGTCGCATGTGGGCGCTTACTTCTCTTGATGAGGCTCCCGGCTTGTTCTCAAAGTTGCAGTTTGGATCTGGTGGAGTTGTTACTGGTTGGTCTGGTTCCGCAGGATGGACCTTTGCTGGCGGCTTTGTTAAGCATGAAGATGGCTACATTATTGAGGTTCAGGTGAAACAAAATGCTTTCATCGTTCCACCGCCGCCGCCCCCTGTCGTTCTTGTTGAGTCCGCTACAATCACCACTGACAAGGAAAGCCCTCAGCCAAACAACGTTACGATCCAGTGTGTAGCTAATGTTATTCCAGCTAATGCAACTGATAAGACTGGCAAGTGGTCAATAGACGCTACCAATATCGCTACTATCGATCCTGACTCAGGTCTTGTAACTCCTGCTGGTGGAGAATCTGTCGGTGATTTCAATATCACATGGACGGCTAACGATGCCAGCAAGACGACGGCAACCATTGCTTATCGCGTAGAAGCAGTGCCAGAGCCAGAGGTTGATGCATAACATAAAAACACTTTGACGCTTTAACAAAAAGTGCTATTATTGAAGTCGTGAACATAATCACGGCTTTTTTATTAACTACGGAGAAGTAATCATGACTACTAAAAAATTTGATGAAGCAGATAAAAGCAATGTTGAAATGTATCTGATCCAGGCTGGCGTAAAACAGGATGCAGCCGCAACAATGGGTATCTGGACCGCTCAGGAACTACACCGCATTAAAAGCCAGTCCTATGAAGAAGACTACCCGGTCGGCTCCGCTCTACGCGTATTCCCGGTTACAACCGATCTTTCTCCGACTGATAAGACGTTTGAATACATGACCTTTGACAAGGTTGGTACGGCTCAGATTATCGCAGACTACACCGACGATCTTCCGCTGGTTGACGCCCTGGGTACTTCTGAGTTTGGCAAGGTGTTCCGTCTTGGTAACGCGTATCTGATCTCAATCGACGAAATCAAAGCAGGTCAGGCAACTGGTCGTCCACTGTCAACCCGTAAGGCAAGTGCGTGCCAGTTGGCTCATGATCAGCTTGTTAACCGCCTGGTGTTCAAAGGTTCCGCGCCGCACAAGATTGTGTCCGTGTTCAATCATCCGAACATCACCAAAATTACCTCCGGTAAGTGGATGGATGGCGCAACTCAGAAACCGGAAACGGCTGAAGCGGAATTGACTCAGGCGATCGAAACCATCGAGACGATTACTCGAGGCCAGCACCGAGCTACCAACATTCTGATCCCGCCGTCCATGCGTAAGGTGCTGGCGATTCGTATGCCTGAGACTACCATGTCTTATCTGGACTATTTCAAGTCTCAGAACTCAGGTATCGAAATCGACTCTATCGCAGAGCTTGAGGATATTGACGGCGCAGGCACCAAAGGCGTACTGGTGTACGAAAAGAATCCGATGAACATGTCCATCGAGATCCCGGAAGCATTTAACATGCTGCCAGCACAACCGAAAGACTTGCACTTTAAAGTGCCTTGCACCTCTAAGTGTACTGGTCTTACAATTTATCGCCCGATGACTATTGTCTTAATCACTGGCGTGTAATATTATAGGGGCTAACTTAGTTAGTCCCTTTTTTTATTGGAGAAATCAAAATGGCTAAAGAAAAAACTGTTGTTATCGTAAACGTTGGTGTAGCTCTTCAGATGTTCCGTCTTGAAGATGGTTCCTTTGCTAAAGTTCTTCCAGATAAAGAGGTCACGCTTCCGGCGTCCGTTCTTGATTTGCCTGGCCTGCGTTGCTTAATTGCTCGCGAAGAAATCGAAGTTAAAGACGACAGTGCAACCAACCGCAAAATCCGCGCTGAAATGGCAAAGATCACTAAGCCAGATCCGTGGGATAGCAAAAGCGTTAAAGAGCTTGAGGACGGCGGCGAATATTAATCATCAAGGCGCTCATGTAGCGCCTTTTTTTTATGGTGGTAAATTATGAATCAAGAAACTTTAATTGCAGTTGTTGAGCAAATGCGAAAGCTGGTTCCGGCACTTCGTAAGGTTCCAGACGAAACGCTTTATGCGTGGGTAGAAATGGCTGAGCTTTTTGTATGCCAGAAGACCTTTAAAGACGCATACGTAAAAGCGCTCGCTCTTTATGCATTGCACCTTGCTTTCCTTGACGGGGCGCTAAAAGGTGAAGATGAGGATCTGGAATCGTACTCACGACGAGTTACGTCATTCTCCCTGAGCGGTGAATTTAGCCAGACTTTCGGAGAGGTTACAAAGAACCAGTCAGGGAACATGATGCTTTCGACGCCGTGGGGTAAGATGTTCGAACAGCTTAAAGCGCGACGCCGTGGTCGATTCGCATTAATGACAGGACTCCGTGGAGGATGCCACTAATGAACTACTCACAGATTGAAAGGATGGCTCGCAAAGGTGTGGCTTTCTTCACCGATCCGTCAAGACCTATGAACCTGATAAAGCAAGGTGAATACGGATATGATGAAAACGGATTCGAGATTCCACCGATGGAACAGGTTATTCCAATATCTGGAGCCACTCGCAGACCAAATTCTCGGGAGGTTGACGGAGAAACAATACGCGCCTCCGACCTTTTGGGGATCTTCAATAATGATCATGAAATAAACGAAGGCGACTATATAGAGATTGACGGTGTTCGTCATGTTGTAGTTGACGCTCGCCCGGTTCAGGCGTCATTAGAACCTGTCGCCTATCGTCCAGTATTGCGGAGGGTATCAGTCGGTGGCTAATTATCAGATTCGTAGATTTCAAGGCGATATTGATGCGTGGATTAAGGCCGCTGAAAGCACGTTAGAACATGCCATTGAGATATTCGTGAGGGATGTTCATGATGCGCTCGTTAGCCGTTCTCCTGTCGACACAGGGAGATTTAAAGGTAACTGGCAGATAACTTTTAACGAAATCCCTAACCACGCATTAAACCGATACGATAAAACTGGCGGTGTCGTCAGAGGTGAGGAACAGGCCAAAACTTATGGCATGTTCAGCCGTGGAGGCGCGATAACCTCAGTTCACTTTTCAAATATGTTAATTTATGCAAACGCCCTTGAATACGGTCACTCACAGCAAGCGCCAAGCGGCGTAGTAGGATTGGTGGCGTTGAGGCTGCGATCGTATATGTCTGGTGCAATAAAGCAAGCAAGGAGACAACAAAATGCACTATGAGTTATCAGCGGCGGCTAGAGCCGCATTTCTGTCAAAGTACAGAGATTTTCCTCACTACATGGAAAACCGCAACTTCACACCACCGAAGGATGGCGGTATGTGGCTTAGATTTAATTACATAGAAGGCGATACACGTTATCTATCCATTGACAGAAAATGCAAGTCTTACATTGCTATCGTGCAAATTGGAGTGGTTTTCCCTCCAGGATCAGGGGTTGACGAGGCAAGATTGAAAGCAAAAGAGATTGCTGATTTTTTCAAAGATGGTAAAATGCTTAACGTTGGTTATATTTTCGAGGGTGCAATCGTGCATCAAATTGTTAAACACGAAAGCGGGTGGATGATTCCGGTTCGCTTTACAGTACGAGTAGACACAAAGGAGACTTAATATGCACTTACCAAATGGCGCGCAAATTTTCGTGGAAACCTCTCGCGGAGAAGAGATCGAGGCGACCGCTGTCACTAACGCAAAAAATCCTGTTGCTACAGTTGCATCTAAGGGCGACTTGGCGAAAGGTGATTACGTTATTGTAACTCAGTCAACTTGGGCTAAGATGGTTAGTCGAGTACTAATTGTTACTGACGCCCAAGAAACAAGCATTACTCTTGCTGGGATTGACACTACTGATGCTCTTGTTTTCCCGGCTGGCGGTACAATGAGCTTTGCAAAAATTACTGGCTGGACTGAGATCCCTTGCGTACAGGAGATTGGTCAGGACGGCGGCGAGCAGCAGTATTACACTTATCAGTGTTTGTCTGACGATAAAGAGCAGCAGATCCCGACGTTTAAGTCTGCAATCTCGCTAACGTACACCTTCGCGCACGAATTTGATAACCCTATCTATCCTATTCTGCGTAAGCTGGATTCTTCTGGTCAGGTAACTGCGGTTCGGATGTATGTTCCAAAAGCGAACGAGATGCGCATGTGGGCTGGTATCTTGTCTTTTAACGACATTCCATCTACGCAAGTAAACGAAATGGAAACGGTACAACTCGCCGTATCCCTGAAGGGTGATTTCACTTTCGTTTCATCCGCTCTGGCATCACCTGGTGCCTAAATCATATCCACAGGGGGCTTGCGCCCCCTTCTTCATTTCTGTAAAATCATCGTATCAACTTTGCACTCTTTGCTTTTAACAAAAAGTGCTATTAACCAATCAGGAGAAATATCATGGCTAAATTTAATTTCGTTCTTGGTCAACTTCCAGACTTCAAACTTCCAGTTACCTTCACCATGCCTAACGGTGAAGATGCAACGATCATTTTCACTGTGCGACACCTTTCCAGTAAAGAAGTTCAGGACATGTATGCTAACCAGGGAGAAATGAACGACAGCGAGTTCATTACCAAGATCGCGTCAGGATGGAACCTTGAAGAAGAATTTAACGAAGAAAATTCACGAAAACTGGTTCAGTATTATCCTTCCGCAGCGTACAACCTGACAGCGACTTACATCAAGGCGCTTGCCGGACACCGCGCAAAAAACTAAAAAAGGCGGTCTATCTGTTATATCAGAAGCCGCCAACAGAGGAACAATTGCGATCGGTTGGTTTAAGTCTTTCTGACTATGAAGACGAGGAACCGGAAACGATAATTGGCGACGCTGAAATGTTGAAGGCTTGGAATGTTTTTACATCAATGCTCACTCAGTGGAGAAGTTCAGGCGCTGGCGCTTACGGTCTTGATTATAATGTTTTGCCTATGTTGTTTAAAATCTATAAAATAGAGGATGAAGAACTGGCATTGCAGGACGTTAGGATCATGGAAGCGAAAGCGCTCGAAATGATTGCTAAGCAGAATAACTAAGCCGCCGTTTGGCGGTTTTTTTGTATATAAGGGGGTTATATGGTTGATAAGGTAGCAGGTCTATCGCTTGACGTTGATGTGTCGACAGTGGAGCGCGCCGTCAAGTCATTGAAAGAGTTTTCAAAAGCTAACGACCAAGCCGCTGACTCTATGGGGTCTTTAATCAATGAGGCTGAGGTTGCAAAACAGAAGGCTAAAGAACACGCTGAGCAACTTAAGCGCCAGCGAAAAGAGTACGAGGCTGTAGAAAAGGCAATCGATCCTACAGTATCAAAAATGGAAAGGCTGAAGATTGCATCTCAGCAGCTTGACAAGCTCTGGCAAAAGGGCGTCGTTCCAGATGAAACATTTTTCCGGTTAGGTGAAATGCTGGATATGCAAAACGCAAAACTTGCTCGCAGCCGGGCCATGCTTACAGAAGAAGGTCAGGCAGCATTGCAGGAGGCGAAAGCAAAAGAGCAGGCGGCAGCGAAAAACAAAGCGTTCATGGATTCCCTGAATAGTCAGGTTAACGCCATTGGCAAAACTCACGCAGAGTTAATGGAACTGAAAGCGGCTCAGCTTGGACTATCAAATGAAGCAGCGCCCCTGATCGCAAAACTGAAAGAACAGGGTCGAGCCATGAATGCCGCAGGTATTAGCGCAGGGCAATATAGGCAGGCAATGCGAATGCTTCCTGCACAGATTACCGACGTCGTTACATCTCTTGCGTCCGGTATGCCAGTTTGGATGGTTGCCATCCAGCAAGGCGGTCAAATCAAGGACTCGTTCGGCGGGATCGGGAATACGTTTAAGGTATTGCTAAGTTATATTAATCCGGTCACAGTTGGCGTTGGTGTTCTTGTCGGTTCTTTAGGTCTTCTTGCGAAAGCTGGTTATGACTCTTACAAGTCAATAACTGATATGCAGAATGCACTTATTGAGACTGGAGGTTATGCTGGAGTTACGGCTGATGATCTTGATTTGGTTGCTAAAAAGGTTGCGCAGACAAGTAACTCAACCGTTGGAAGTATTCGTGATATTGTTACTGAACTTGCCAGTACGGGGAAGTATACGCGAGAGCAGATTCAGAACATCACAAAAGCTACCGCTGAGTGGTCGACAGCAACCGGAAAATCAGCAAGTAAAATCATCGCTGAGTTCGATAAAATCGCAAGCGATCCTGTAAAGGGTTTAGCTAAACTTAACGAGCAATACAATTTTTTAGAAAAAGGACAGCTGACATACATCGATACTCTAAGCCGTACTAAGGGTGAAACGGAGGCAGTGTCTGAAGCCACGAAATTATTCGCCGATGTAATGGAAAAACGAATGAAGTCGATCGCAGACAATGCCACACCTCTTGAAAAAATGTGGAACGATATTAAGCAGTGGGCTTCTGATGCGTGGGGATGGGTTGGGGATCATACGCTCGGAGCGTTAAACCTGATTATTGACGTAGTTCAAGGTACAGTAATTCAGGTGAAAATGATTCTTGCTAAGGGTGATGAGTACATCTCAAACTTTATCGCATCTGCAATTAAGGCTACACAGTCCCTGCCTGGCATGAGTGATTTTGGTGCTGATGTACTAAAGGAACAGGAGAATATTGTAAAAAGTTCTCGTGACAACTACGATCAGTTAGCTTCAGAGCTTGATGCCATTAACGCCCGTGTTGAAAAAGGTGAGATGGGATACATTGAAGCAATGAAGCAGCGCCGTACTCTTGAAAAGCAGTATAGCCAGGAAACTAAGGACGCTATCAAGGAAGAAGCTAAAGAGATCGAAAAGCGAAACCGTGAACGAAATAAGCAGTCGAAAATTTTACGCTCACCTACAGAGCAATTCGATAAGGAGTTAATTTCACTCAAAGCGCAGCTTAAGGTTTTGCAGGAGCACAAGGAGATCGGGCAAAAAATATCAGCACAGAGAAAGGCGCTGTTTACGACTGAGGCTACAATTGCTGTTCTTCGAGAAGCTAGTTCTAAGCGTCAGCTATCTGCGGAAGAAAAAGCACTACTTGCAAACCAAGAGAAGGTTTTAGAGCTTGCGAAACAAAAGGCTGAGATTGGCGATCAGATTGTTAAGCAGCAGCAGCTGAACGCTCTTACCGATAAATCACTGAAATTTGTCAATGATTTGACGGCAGCTACAGAACAGCTAAACGCGTCTCGAGGGATGAGCACCCGAGAAATGGAAAGACAAGCTGAGTTGGCTAAGATCACTACTGATTATATTAATGCAGGTGGCAGCGAAGGAGATGAAAAACTCCAGAACATGATCAAGGCACAAAATGATTACTATGCTGCGGAAGATGCCAAGCGTTCTGACTGGTTAGCAGGTGCTGAAAGTGCATTTGCAGATTACGGCGATTCTGCAATGGATATGTACGGCAACGTGTATGATATCGCGTCAAGTTCACTTAACGGAATGAGTGACATGATGACCCAATTCCTGACTACAGGTAAGGCAAATTTTGAGGACTTTGCGAAAAACATCATTAGCATGATTATCAAGATGATTGCTCAAATGGTAATCTTCAATACGATCTCAGGCATGATGGGCGGTAAGACGTGGAGCTTTGCTGGAGGGGTGTCGCCTGGTGCTTCTGCGGTATCACAGGAAACTCCTACGCCTGCCGTCTCTGGTTTTAGGTCTTTATCTTCAGGCGTCGCTGTTACCTCGCTTGCTGCCGCTGCGGGTAGTGTTGCAACATCTGGATTTAACGCATCTAAATCCGCACCGAAGGCAGTGAACCAATCAGCAGGCGGGACGGTCGTTGATGTTAGGGGTATGGAGGTTAAAGTTGACAACGGTTCAGATCCGAGAGGAATTTCTCAGGGCGTAGAAATGATGTTCAAAAAATGATTCGAGAGTCTTGTTCACAGGGCGGTGAGGTTTACAATTACATTCAGGAAAAAACAGGAGGCTAATAATGGCTGCACTTGACACTTTCGGTTGGTGTACGCAGGTTCAAGGGGGCGGCGGCTCCCTTACCACTACCAATAATGACAGATCCATACAGTTTGGCAACGGCTACATGCAGCTTGCATCTTCTGGATTCAACACCACGAGACGCGAGTATTCGATTGTCTACGCTGGTGAGGATTTCATGGCTGTTTACAACTTCTGCGATTCTCACAGAATTAAACCGTTCGCATGGACGCCGCCGGACGGGAAGATCGGAATATGGGTTGTAAAGCCTAACAGCCTGGGAGCTAAGCCAGTATCACGCGACGTGATGGAAATTAACGTTACGTTTATGGAGCAGTTTACATCTATGGAGTAACGCCATATAACAAAAGCCCGCCTTGCGCGGGTTTTTTTGTAGCTGTAGAATGGTTGCAGGTAAACAAGAGGAAAAATAAATGAGCGAAAACAAAAAACTTTATGATGAAGAAAGCGGAAAGAGCCTGTTTCACAACTGCCTTCAATCACTATATCCGGGAGAGATAATCACTCTCATTGAAGTTGATGGTAGTAAGTTCGGCGCTCAGGTGTACCGATTCCACGGTGAGAATATCCAGTACACTCCAGAAGAAATCATGCAGGCCCAGCAAACCGGAACGCTACCGCCGAAAGAAATCACCTTCCGTGGCGAGCAATACGGCGCGCGACCTTTCGGTATATCCGGGATCTCGTTCGACAGTTCCGGCAAGGCCACAAAGCCACAATTGACAGTGGCAAACATTGACAGTCGAGTGTCTGCAATGATTCGCGCATATAACGGATTGATGCAGGCGAAGGTGACAATCTGGATAACTCAAAAGGACTTGATTCAATCTGATGGCTCAATCGCTGACGGAGCTTACCGCAAACTGGTATACTATATCGAGCGTCCGAACTATGTTGATAAAAGCATTGCGCGGTTCGATCTAACGTCACCTTACGATATGGACGGCATCATGATCCCGTCCAGACTCACACAAAGTGTCTGCTATTGGGCGCAGAGGGGATGGTATAAAACCGGGAAAGGGTGCGGATACAACGGGCAAAATGGTTACTTCGATAAAGACAATAATCCGGTAGACGATCCTTCGCTGGATTTTTGCCCAGGAACAGTAACGGCCTGCCGCCTGAGATTCGGTGCAAACAATGAATTGGATTTTGGCGGTTGCGCTGTCGCTTCACTACAGAGGAAAAATCAATGATTAGTGCAAAAATTAAACTTGAAATTATGACTCACGCTCAGGAAGAATACCCCCGCGAATGCTGCGGGGTAGTCACCCAAAAGGGCCGCGTGCAAAAATACCATCGCGTTGATAATGTACACCGTGATCCTGAAAATCACTTCATGATGGACGCAGTGCAATACGCATGTATTGAGGACGATTCGGAATCAACTACGATCGCAATTGTTCACAGCCACACCGGAGATGGGGCTACAACTCTACCAAGCGCTCACGATACGTGCATGTGCAACGAGATGGAAGTTACCTGGATTATTGTTAGCGTGCCGGAAGGAGATATGCGATTTGTGAAGCCGGAGAAATTACCTCTGATTGGTCGTCCGTGGTCATTAGGATCATTCGACTGTTACGGTCTTGTTATGGCGTGGCACAAAGAGCACGGCGTAGAATTACGCGATCGGCGATTGAATTTTGAATGGTGGAAACCGGAGTATGGAATAAATCTCTATCAGGATTATTACAAGCAAGATGGATTCGTTGAGATTCCAGATCAGAATCAGCCTTCATTTGGTGATATGGTAATCATGCAAATAGGGCAAAATGTTCCGGTATGGAATCACGCAGGGATTTACCTGGGTGATAATCAGATCTTGCATCACGCCTTCGGTAAGCTGTCGCGACGTGATATTTATTCAGGCTGGTATCAGGAACACACTGTTTTAATTGTTCGCCATAAGGATCTCAAATTATGAATGATGTAAAAGTAATCAAATTATCAGGTTCACTTGGAAGGCGCTTTGGCGTCTTTCACCGATTTGCTGTTGACTCTTACCCGGAAGCTATCCGTGCGCTATCCAGTCAGGTGGACGGGTTTAAAGAATACATGCAGAGTGAAGTCGGATCACGTAGCAAGTTTGCAATATTTGTGGATGGCGTTAACGTGGGACACCATGAAGAGGAAAAATTCAAGTGCGCGAAAGAGATAAGAATCGTACCGATCCCCACTGGTTCTAAGACGGGAGGTCTATTCCAGGTTGTATTGGGCGCGGCAATAATGGTTGCAGCATTCTATACTGGCGGCGCGTCTCTGGCTTTAATGGGCACAATGTCCTCGTCTCTGTTTATGATGGGCGGCGCTATGGTGCTGGGCGGCGTAATGCAGATGATTTCACCGCAGCCGGGTGGCGCAAACTTTGAAGTTCAATCAAGCAAGAATAAACCTTCGTACGCGTTCGGCGGTGCTGTCAATACGACGGCGGCGGGATACCCTCTCCCGGTCCCGTATGGATATCGCGCCGGAGGTGGCGCAACTTTCTCAGCAGGTTCTTATGCCGAGGATATGAGTTAAAATTAACCCGCCTTGCGCGGGTTTTTTTTCGCCTGTATAATGAGTCCACAGATAAATAGCACAAAAAGGTAAACATCATGATTAAAAAAGTGATAAGCGGATCTAAAGGTGGGTCACAGAAGCCTCATAACCCAGTTGAGATGGAGGACAATCTAATCTCAATCAACAAAATCAAGATCCTGTTAGCTGTATCTGATGGTGAAATTGACGAAACATTCAGCCTAAAGCAGTTGATGTTTAACTCAGTTCCGGTGCAAAACGAGGATGGATCATTCAACTTCGAAGGGGTAAGGGCTGAGTTCAGGCCGGGAACTCAGACGCAGGAATACATCAAGGGCATGGAAGATAGCTCAAGTGAGGTAACTGTAAATCGTGAGGTTACTACCGATAACCCATACACGATCTCAGTAACCAATAAAACACTATCGGCAATACGCATCAAAATGTTTATGCCTCGAGGTGTACGAATTGAAAGCAATGGTGATAAAAACGGCGTTCGAGTTGAGTACGAGGTGCAGCAAGCGGTTGATGGCGGTTCGTTTGAGACTGTTCTTACTGACGTAATCGAAGGTAAAACAATGTCAGGTTATGATCGAAGCCGTCGCGTAAACCTGCCTAACTTCAACAATCAGGTAATATTCAGAGTTGTTCGAAAGACGCCTGATTCCAATGACTCGAATGTCGTTGATGCAATCCAGGTAAGAAGCTATGCCGAGGTCATTGATGCCAAATTCCGATATCCTCTGACTGGTCTTCTTTTCGTAGAGTTCGATTCGAAGATGTTCCCAAACCAGTTACCTACGATCTCAATTCGTAAGCGCTGGAAGATTGTAAGCGTTCCGTCGAACTACGACCCAGAATCGCGAACATACAACGGCAATTGGGATGGCACTTTCAAAAAAGCATGGACGAATAATCCTGCGTGGGTTCTTTATGACCTGATGATTAATCAGCGTTACGGCTTGGATCAGAAAGAGCTTGGTATCGCTGTCGATAAATGGGCGCTCTACGAGGCTGCGCAATATTGCGATCAGATGGTTCCTGATGGGAAGGGCGGGACGGAACCTCGATACCTTTGCGACGTGATAATCCAGTCTCAGACTGACGCTTACAAGGTTATTCGAGATATTTGCTCAATCTTTCGAGGTATGAGCTTTTGGAATGGCGAAAGCATTTCGGTAATCATCGATAGGCCGCGTGAGCCTGCGTACATCTTCACTAACGACAACGTGGTTAATGGTGACTTCTCCTACACGTTTGCAAGCGAAAAGAGCATGTACACGACGTGTAATGTGATGTTTGACGACGAGCAAAACATGTATCAGCAGGACGTTGAGCCAGTATTCGATCGTGAGGCTACTCTACGGTTCGGGAACAACGTAACGAGCATTACAGCGATCGGCTGCACACGTCGAAGCGAGGCCAACCGACGCGGGAGATGGATTCTGAAAACTAACCTCCGCAGCACTACGGTAAACTTCGCTACCGGACTTGAGGGTATGATCCCGACAATCGGAGATGTTGTGGCAATAGCTGATAACTTCTGGTCAAGTAACTTGACGATGAACCTATCAGGGCGCTTGCTCGAAGTATCCGGTAGTCAGATTTTCTTGCCGTTCCGGGTGGATGCACGCGCGGGTGACTTTATTATCGTAAATAAGCCAGATGGCAAGCCCGTGAAGCGCACAATATCAAGTGTTAGTGCGGATGGTAAGACTATAGAGGTTAACATTGGCTTTGGCTTTCCTGTGAAGCCTAACACGGTATTCGCTATCGACCGCACCGACATTGCGTTACAGCAGTACGTCGTGACAAAAATCGACAAGGGCGATGATGATGAGGAATTTACCTACAAAATAACGGCGGTGGAGTACGATCCTAACAAGTACGATGAGATTGATTACGGAGTTAATATCGACGACCGACCGACGAGCATCGTTGAACCAGATCAGATCCCTAGACCGGAAAACGTGCAAGTGTCCTCAGAGTCACGAATCGTCCAGGGGATGAGCGTAGAAACGATGATTGTTAGCTGGGATAAAGTACCGTACGCAGTTTTCTATGACGTCCAGTGGCGAAAGGATAACGGCAACTGGCAGAACGTCCCGCAGACGGCAAACAAGGAGGTTTATGTTGAAGGGATTTACGCTGGCAACTATCAGGTTCGCGTGCGCTCCGTCGCTGGTTCTGGCACAACTTCAGGCTGGTCAAATATCGTCGCGGCAACGTTGACGGGTAAACAGGGTGAACCGGGCCGACCGATTAACCTTACAGCTACGGATGATGTTGTTTTTGGTATCCGTACAAAATGGGGGTTCTCTGATGGTTCTGGAGATACGGCCTATACGGAGTTGCAGCAGTCACCGGATGGAACAGTGGATAACGCAAGTTTGCTTTCTTTGATTCCGTATCCGCAGCATGAGTATTATCACTCACCGATGCCGGGAGGGAATATTGTGTGGTATCGGGTAAGGACGGTTGACAGGATCGGTAACGCGTCTCAGTGGACTGATTTTGTCAGAGGCATGGCATCAACAAACGTTGACGATATCATTGGAGAGATTTCTGTCGATATCGAAAACTCGCCGGGTTACGAGTGGCTTGTTGATAACGCAACCGACAACGCGGCGCAGAACGCAGCGAACGCAGAGGCAGCAATTGAGAACGCTCTAGCTAATGACAAAGACGCGATCTACATGAAGAAGGAGAACGGAAAACGAAAAGCAGAGTACACCAAATCACTGAAGCTAATTGCTGATGAGACTGAGGCGCGAGTAACAGCAGTTGAGCAGTTAAGGGCAAGTTTTGGTGATCAGATTAGCGCAAGCAATAGCGAATTGCGTGAAGTTATCGCAACTGAAACCGGAGCGCTATCGCGTGAAATTGACCAACTCAGGGCAGAGATTGGTGATGATATTCAGGCAAGTTTGACTGATATCAGAGAGGCTATAGCAAACGAGACTGAGGCGAGAACGCAAGCTGACTTGTCATTAAGCGCGAGGCTTGGGAATAATGAGGCGGCACTTTCTCAAAAACTTGATTCGTGGAGCAATGCGGATTCGACTGGTGCAATGTACGGAGTCAAGCTCGGTCTGAAGTATAACGGCCAAGAATACAGTGCTGGTATGGCTATGTCTCTGATTGGTTCAGGCGCTGTGGTTAAGGCGCAAATCTTATTCGAGGCGTCACGATTTGCCATCATGACAGGAATGAATGGTCAGACTCAATATCCTTTTGTTGTTGAGAATGGTCAGGTTATTTTAAGTAGCGCGATCATCAAGGATGGATTTATTACTAATGCCATGATTGGAAACTGGATTCAATCTAACAATTGGGATGGGAATAATGGATGGGCCATAAACAAGAATGGCGACGCTTCATTCATGAATGCAACAGTGAGGGGTAGAATTTACGCAAATAACGGAGAGTTTGCATTTAACGGAACAAATAACACAGTTCAGATAAACAATAACGGGATCACGGTTAACCTACCTAACGGTGGTCGAGTGGTTGTTGGTGTCTGGTAACAGAAAGGGGCCGATTGGCCCCTTTTTTAATACATGTTTGGAGTGAAAGGAATTGGCATTGAAATGTTTATATTGAAAGGGAATTGCGCTCCGCTTTGGGTTGAATAGTTACCCACCCTTGTTCCGGGTGTGCTTCTCACGTTACCGCCGCTCATGCAAACGCCCTTGTATCGAATGTTATTATATCCACCTGTAACTCTGCATATCGTACCTGTTCTCAGTATTGGGAAAAATCCACCGCACCACTGCCACCCGTCATTTATCGCCATAGTCCCGCCGAGAACAAAAGGACGTCGAACGCTTGAGAAAACGATCTGACCAGCAGGATTGCTCATAGTGATTCCAGGGCCGGGAGGTGGTGGGGTGTTATTAAATATTACGAGTTGAACGTATACGCTCGCGCCAACGTCATCAATCCCGTTATAGTTTGCATCCCTGCACCATATTGTATTGCCGTCAGATTCAAGTGTTACGTTTGGATTATCCCACATACCGAAAGGAACGCCCTGTACTGGCAACTGAGCCTGACCGTTAACCTGAATACCCCCAACAAATGCAGCGCTCATCAATCTGGCGTTATTCGGTATCGCTGCGAAGTTCGTTGAATCGTTAACAAGTATCCCCTGACTTCCAGCCTGAGCGGGGAGGATTTCGTAACAGTTGCCATAAAATCTCATCCTCCTTCCACCGTGCCCGTTAAAATTACCTACCGTTATTCGTCCGGTTGAATCATTGACCTTCTGAAAACTGGTCAAATAATACACCTCCGGGATGTAATCCATATCGTCTATGTAGATAGCCTGAGATGGAAGGCAAAAAGCAGTAGACCCTGGACTCATTTGCAAACCAAAATCAAAAACCGATCCAGATGAATCAACCCCGTCAGCCTGTATAGGTCCGCACCATGACGGGGCGCGAAGCCCTGAAGTTATCTCCATTGCCGGGCGACCGTCATTTAGATTTATGTATATTCCTTGCCCCATAATTACCACTCTTTAGTTTTGATTGATACCTTGCCGCTAAAGTTACCCTGATCGTCGTCGGATGACAGACCTTTGAATCGCATGTCAATTTCGCCAGCCGGAACCTTTTTACCATCAACGAATCGCATCATGCAAGAGCCGTACGCGTAAGTAACGCAGTCGCCATTTTTAAGATTCTGAGCACAACCAGTCAGGATGAATGCAGCGGTGATAATGGTGATTAACTTTTTCATTTGTATGTCCTCGTCGTTAGTGTGATTGCATTGTATGTCGCATTTACTTTTATTGCAATAGTGCGATTACAATTTTTTCGTGTAACAGGTGTCTATTTTTGTAACCGGAACGGGTGTTACAAAATCCACCCTACCCGACCGCAGAGGGATATGATAAAAACTATATATAATATATATAGATAGATAATATTTAATTTTAGCTTTATATATATAATTATTGTTGTGTAACAGTTGTCTATCGTGTAACTGGTGATTTGATTGATTCGTCAAATTTCTATCATATATGTTCAAAATTTAATCAATATGGATTCTACTTGTAGCTATCCCTGTATTTCTAAGAAAAAGCGGTTACAAGTATTACACAGTAGACATCACATAAAAATAGACTTAAGCCATTGATTCCGTTAATGCTGGTTGTAACTTGAGCGATATAGACACGCTATTACACACCAATTACATGTATCCGATTGACTAAACGCTGTTAATGGCTATAATGGATTCATCGTAAACGAAGGAGATAAACGCAATGTTCCAAGTATTCACATCAAGTCAGCTTTCTAATGACGAGTATCATAGCAACGAAGGTTGGGCGGCAGAGTATGTAAGCGGTTCGAGCCTTGCAGAAATTTATCAGACTTGCCCGGCTAACTGGCGATTCAAGAAGAACGAGACGACTAAAGCGCTGGAGTTTGGCACTCAGTCGCACACCAACTTTGAGAGCCGAGATCTGTTTACTGCATCGTATGCGCGTTGTCCGGCTCCGGCAGAGTTTAAAGATCTCATTACTTCTCAGGCAGCGCTGGCAGCAAAATTAAAATCTTTTGGCCTGAAAGGTACATCCGGTAAGCAGTACCCGGACCTCATCAAAATGATGGTTGATTGTGGCGAAGACCTTAACGTTCAATACCTGATTGAACTGATCGCAGAAGCTGAGGCGCGCGCTGAAGGAAAGAAACTCGTCGACGCTGATAAATACGACGCCTGCATGAAGATGAGAGCTATACTTGAACAGAACCCCGATCATGAAGCGTGCATCAACAGCGAAACAGCGCAGCGTGAAATCTCAATCTTCGGTGAAATATCCGGCGTCAAGGTTAAGGTTCGACTAGATCATCTGGACTACAAAGAGAATGTACCAGGTCGTGTACTGACTGGTTATGATGAGAATGGTGATCCGGTATTTGAAGACGTAATTTTCCCGGAAGCACTGATTATCACAGATTTCAAAACTACGATGAGCGCCAACCCGTTAGAGTTCCCGAGACTGGCATACAATCACGGCTATTACCTGAAGATGGCATTGCAGCATGACCTGCTACGTCGCGCAATCCAGGCTGGCGCTTTTGAAGGAAACTTCCCGGAAGATATTCCGATCGTAGTTCGATTGCTTGCGCAGGAGAAAAAAGAGCCTTATATCGCACTGGCTTACCGTATGACTATGGAGCAAATCAGGATCGGTCGTAACCAGTACATTAGCGTAGTCCACACTTACAAGGCTTGCTCTGAAATGGATGTTTGGCCTGGGTACGCTGGCGACGCAAGCGAGATCGAACTTGAAACGCCATCATGGGTGCGTTACCAAAATAAGTAAACGGCACAAATAGCTAAACAAATAATTAATGAGGTGTTATAATGCACCTCATACACCAATCAGGAGAAGTTAAGATGCAATTATCACCAGAAACAAACGAAATCCTTCCTGCACTGTTCAATGCTCGCAACAAATTCGCGAAAGCAAAGAAGGACGCTAAAAACAATCACCTGAAAAATTCATACGCAACTCTTGATGCAATGATGGCGGCAGTAAGCCCGGCGCTAACCGACAACGATATTATGATCCTGCAATCAATGCTGGACACCAGCACGGAAACAACCTTCCATCTTGAAACGATGCTGATTCACAAATCCGGGCAGTGGGCCAAATTCTTCATGATGATGCCTATTGCAAAGCGCGATCCTCAAGGTGTAGGCTCAGCGATGACTTATGCACGACGTTACTCACTCGCTGCGGCGCTGGGGATTAGCCAGAGTGATGACGATGCTCAGCTTGCAGTAAAATCTGTCAAGGACTGGAAAAAAGAACTTGATGCGTGTGAAGATATCGAATCACTGAAAGAGGTATGGGCTAACGCTTACCGCCAGACTGACACGGCAAGCAAGTCAATCATTCAGGATCACTACAACGCACTTAAGGCTAAGTTTGAGATCGGTAAAGCTCGTGGTATTCGCCCGGCGCAACCGGAACAGAAAAAACAGGTTGAAGCAACGAGCGCGAAGCCTGTACAATCTCAATCAATCACCAACTTCGAATAATCACCCGGGCGGCTTCGGTCGCCCATAAATTTTATGGGAGAAAATAATGCATATTATCACTGGCGAGATCCGCAAAGAACCAAAGATTCTGGAACGTAACGGCGGCAATACTTATATCATCGAACTGGCAGAAAGCTATAAACCTCGTGATGGCGATCGAGAATACACCAACTACACATTCTTTTTTAGTGATGGTGGAAAGCCTGGCCTTGCTGACTGGTATCGTGAAGCGTTCCAGGTTGGTCGAGTTATATCTGTATCATGCGAAACGTTGAAGATCTCATCCCGTGAGCACAACGGAACGACTTACAATTCATTGCAGGCTGCTGATTTCCCTAAGTTGATATTCAGTCAACGAGGACAAAGCAATCAACAACAGCGATCGCCTCAGCAACAACAGCGAACTCAACAACAACCACAACCGAACCCTCAGTCAACATTTGACGATGATATCCCATTCTGATAAGAAAAGCCCCGCATTGCGGGGCTTTTATCATTTGGACTTCAACATTTTTATCTCTTCTTGTAACTCTTCAACTTTCTTTATTGTATCCTGTAAAGCTCTCATAGTGTCAAGCAATAAAGGAGTTGTATCAAGCTCAAGCCTTTCAACTTTTGGCCCGTTTAGCTCGTGGCTCTCATACACCCTTCTCTTAACATATAGATTGTCGATCTCTTCTATCTCCTGAGCTATAACACCTCTCCTTACCCTTTCTTGCTCATCATCGTTAAATATAAAGTTCCTAAATCTCATTGATTTTATGTTGTTGTATGCAATGCTTGATTCATCATCCTTTATGCTGTGCTTTATATTTCTGTCAGATGCCGGAACCTGTTGGAAACTTCCAGCCACTTGCGGTCCAGCGTAAGATATTTGCCCTGAAGCCATAAACCTGAAATGCATTTGCAGACCAATATTGCCTACTCCATCCCTATCTTGAGCGCCTACTGATATTTGTGCCCTGGGCCATTCAGGATTACCCGTAGTCATCATGCCAAATGCTACGCCGCCAGCGTATCCCTGACCTCTGGTGTCACACGATCCAGCAATAAGTGATTGATAGTTTTCAGCACCACTATCAGCGGTGTAAGCATTACCCTGGAAGCATGAAGCAGACCACATCTGGTTATAACCCATAGCTGTTTTCTGGCATAAAAACTGATTGGCCCTGAATCTATTGTTAGTCTCGAAGTAGTTTGCCCCCTCATAAAATAATAAAGCCCCAGCATAACCATTATCGCTACGTTCTTTTCTGACGTAAATACCTGGCGTAGATATTCCATCAGGTGACATAATCATCAATGATGACAATATGGACTGACTACCCCAGCTAGAACCGTCCCATGAATTCCTTCCTGCACCTATAGCGCCAGTGGTGTTAATAGTAAGAAAGTTAACAGCATCATTTTCACCTAACCCAATATTTTTTCTTGACTCTTTTTTATCCTCAAGACCAGCTAGATTGCCATCCTTAGTTAAAAGATTTTCAGCATTGATGCTGTTAGCTGCGTCTTTTGCTTCTTGAGCACTTACCGCAGCCGCATCTTTTGAGCTTACCGCATCGTCACGCGCTGCCTGAGCGTCGTTTTTTGCAGAGGTCGCCGTTTGTGCTGCCGTCTGAGCGTCATTAACGTAACCTGACAGATCGCCTTTTGCGTCATTAATTGCCTGAATCGCCGCCGCTTCTTCTGAGTCAATGTGAGTGATGGATGAATTTTCTTTTTGCTGCACATCGGTTATAGCCTGATCCTTCGCCGCATTGATGCTACCGACAGCACCGTCAACAATCTGTTGCGTCTGATTCTTGATTGAGTTAGTTTCATCGCGTGCAGCGTTGGCTGCGTCACGCGCTAATTCAGCCTGATTTTGCGCAGCTTGAGAATCAGATTTCGCCTGATTCACATCAGCAACTATTTGCTCAAGTTTATTCATATCAAGCTGATTTATCAGATCTATAGATGCCGCAATCTCAGTCTCTTTGCTTTGATAGTATCGAAGCGTCTCAGCAACGTTTTGAGCTAATCCGTTAACAGTCAGTGAATCGTTAAGCAGGATCACATACTTACCGTCAGCGGCAGTCTGACCATCAGTAGAGATAGCCTTTAACTCAGTGTCGCTCACGATATCGCTGATTACAGCCAGCTTTATCGGTTGTTCCAGGAATACGATAGTTGCACCTACTCGAATCAGAGCAAGCTGATCCTTCCATTTTGTATCGGTTCCGCGAACCGTTCCGTCTGCATCCATTGATGCAGTACCGCGTCGATATAAAGCCATAATATAAACTCCTTAAGTAAATAGCACGAATTGCTAAACACAGATTTTATCATCGCGCCATGAGTCTTGCAACGGGCAATAAAAAACCGCCCGAAGGCGGTTATAGTAGATCACTTGCTGAGAATAACTTAGCTTGCATTCCTGAGCGGTATCCTCCCTGATTCGGGATGATTATTTTTAATTGTCTGTCGTCTGCCATGTATAAAGTTTCTTTATCAGATGGTTCGCACGCCACCCTTACCTCCCGATCTCCCTTGTATCTGTACGCAACCATTTCTAGATTTTCAGGAGTGAAGCAGGCCCATACCTCTTGCTTTGTGTGAAATGCAATATGCTGAGCATCAATCCAATTAAGGCATAAGTAGATCGCTTTTTCAGTTTTACCAGTCACGGCAACCGAGCAACTTGTGTATTTCTTTGCATAAAATGACTCCCTACCCTCCTCATCAATAATCAAAATATTGCAAAACTCTTCATCAAGACCGTCCTCGTGTACAAGTTGACATGGTATGGCGTGAAATACACTCTCGCCGCCATCCTCTCGACGTTTTACGCCAACGTCGAATGATTCAGTAGGTAGCGACTCAAACATGCTTAGAGGTGTGTTTATGCGCTTCTCTGTGCGCTCCATAACTTTCATCACTGCCTCGTGTTCTGCCATCATAACATTGACGCCAGCTACCGGAGTTCTTCGCGCTTTTTTGTTGGCCTTGACAATGTATTCCTGCGGAACCTTGCCGAGAAATCTTCCCAGGATATTTATACATTCGCTGTACGGCATACCAGTTAATTTCATCAACCAACCGACTCCAGAGTCGTTACCGCATGAGTTGCAGATCGCACCGCCGTCGCCCGGAGTGTTAAGGTTATCAGTCCAGCGAAAGCGGTCCTTACCCCCGCAGTTAGGGCAAGGTTGGTGTTTCTTATTAAAAACATCATTCGGCAATCCGCAGATTGATTGGAAAGCCTCGCGCCATAACCCCTTCATGTACGGCAAAACGTCCTCTTTCTGAAACATCATAAATTCTTCGTTCACTTCCAGATCTCCAAAATAAAAAACGCGTAGAAGGATGTTAACCCGCTACGCGTCGTTTGTTTTAACTAAAAATGCTATTGGTCGTCCCGATATCTTCCTTCTTCACGACGCGCATAAATTTCTTGTTCTTGCATCGCTTCTCAAGGCACTTGCCGTTACCGTCAAACTTCAGGTCGAATCGCAACCATGCGGCACGAAATCCTTTACACCCCTGTCGTCGGTAAGCACGATGCGCAGCTTCAGCACCTTGCCACGAAATCATGTTGCGTTCTTTCCAGCCTTGCACCGTCTGATTGCTAACCTTTAGAGCTTTTGCGCAGGCCGCAGGGCCACCATAATATTCGATAAGCGCATCAAGTCGCGCTCGCAATCCGGCGCGTGTTTCTTCTTTATGAATATAGAAGCCGCAGCGCTGTCGTGGCTTTTTGTCTTTACCGCGTCGTGTTCCGTTGTTACCATTGATGTGACGTTTATCGATTTCACCAGTTGACTCTGCGATACGTTGAATACTCATCTTGATTCTCCTATAGCACTTTTTGCTAAAAACGTTTACTGTATGCCGTGTATTATAGCGTAAACGTTACAACGATTCAAAGGATTAATAGACGTGACAATGAACATTAAAAAGCAGATTGCATTACTTGGCGAGGACTACATAAAGCGAACTCAGGAGCGATTTACTGTTGGTGAGGTTGTTCCTTATCCGTACCAGGTTGTTGCTTATACCGAGATCGCGAAACGCCTATCAAATTACGAGCACCCATTCTTTGTTAAAGCGTCAGTATCTGCTGGTAAGACTATCATTTTTGCTATGGTTGCAAAGCAGTGTCAGAAAATGGGATTAAAAATGCTCGTTCTGGCTCGCCAGGGTGAGATTGTCGATCAGGATAGTGAGGAGATTGACAATTTCGGGGTAACTAACTCCATATTCTCAGCCTCATTGGGCATTAAGTCCTGCTATTTTCCGATCGTGGTTGGCTCTGAGGGTACGGTTGCAAATGGCCTCGATAATGAGTTGGCTGATTTTGTCCCGCATGTAATTGGGATCGACGAATGTCACCAGGTGGATTGGGAAGATCTTGCGCAAGCCATCGAAGGAAAGGAAACGATGGAGCAGATGAAGGGCGAGAAAGGGAAAGTTATTATGGACGGGGATATTCCTCTGATTGGTAATGACGGGAAACCTTTACTTGGAACTAAGCGAAGCCAGTACACGATCGTAATCATGGAAATGATGCGGCGCTGTAAAAAGGTTCACGGTCACGATCTCAGAATATTTGGTATGACTGGATCTGAATTTCGGGGCGTAGTTCCTATTCTGGTAGAGAATCCGAAAGCGCTTGGATTCTGGCGTGAGCGCGTGACTGATATTGACACAAATTATCTTATTGAGTTCGGTTCTGTTGTGCCGACTATATTCGGTTCGACGGACGGAGTTCACTACGATCTTGATAAATTCAAGGCGTCAAGCGAGGATGGGGTACAGGACTTTACAGAGAAAGATATGAAGGCAATGGAAGATGAGATCCTTCATGATAAATCTCTTACTCAGCGAATCATGCAAATGGTTGCCAAAAAGGCTGAAGAGCGTAACGCGGTACTGATTACATGCGCCGGGGTGCGTCACTGCAAAGAGGCGGCGGCGGCACTTCCTCCGGGAAGTACCTATGCAATCATCACTGGCGACACAGACAACAAAGCGCGCAAGAAGATTCTTGACGATGTAAGGGCCGGAAAAATTAAATACACCTTTCAGGTAATGGCGCTCACTACTGGTGTTAACGTTCCAAATTGGGATTTCAGTGTCATACTCCGCAAAATAGGGTCGCTCACACTGTTAATTCAACTTTTGGGTAGGGGTATGCGTCTGCTTAAATCTTGGCAGGTTGCTGAGGGAATGGTTAAGCAGGACCATCTGGTATGGGATTTCGCAGGTACGATGGATGAGTTGGGTCAGCTTTATTTCGATCCGATACTTGAGCAGGCGCAATTCCAGAAGCGTTTTGAAAACGGCAAAGACCCGAAAACGTGTCCTAAGTGTGGTTGCGTTAATAGCTTCTACGCTCGCCGATGCGTTAACGTTATAGACGGTGAGAGATGCGATCACTTCTGGATTTCTCAGATTTGCGAGGACCAGGTTGATGAGCGAACCGGGAAAATTCTTGTTAAAGGATGTGGTGCCGAGAATGACGTTGTCGCCCGAGTTTGTCGTTGCTGTGATGTGTCACTTGTCGATCCTAACCTGAAATTGTCCGGCAAGGCGTACACCAAGAATGACTGGTATGAGGTCAAGAATTTTGAGGTAACGCTAACCAAAAACCAAAAGGGCGTGATATACAAATACACGCTGATTAACGATGATGGTGATGAGTTCAAGGCGTATGAAAAATTCTTCCCTGAGTCCGACTCTAAGATTTGCGGTACGCTATGGAAAACGAAGGGCGTATTGCCTCATGTGTCAGATCCTAAAATGCGTCGCTACTTTATCGGAATGAAGAACGCAATCAAGATCGTGCAGTACTCACATCATATTGCTCACCCGGTGCGCGTAACTCATCGACGCAACCAGAAGAAAGAAGATATTATTTCACGCAAAGACTTCGGTATGGAGGATATCCCGGAATGATTACAGACAAAGGTGATTATTTAGAGTTTTACGAGCGAGATCCCAGCGATACTCGAAAGGAGGATGCTCATCAGGTGGATTGCGTGTCCTGGCTGAAATACAATTTTCCTCACCTTCTATTTTGGCACACTGTCAATGAAGGTGGAAAAACAATCACATCGGCGCTCAGGGATGAGCAAGCCGGATTACTTAAAGGCGTGTCAGACTTCGTTATCCTGATTGGTGTCAACTCACGATACCCGTTTGCAGCAATAGAACTCAAGCGGGGTAATAAGTCCGGCAAAGGAAAGGCATCGCCAGTCAGCGATAAGCAAAAGGAATTTCTCCGTAAGGTTCGCGAACGCGGTGGATTCTCTGCGGTGGCTTACGGATTTGAGCAATTCAAGATCGCAATTTACGAAATGATGAAATAGCACTTTTTGTTAAAACTGCCGGAATGGAATCTGGCATTATTATTTCACCAAAACGAGAGGACTAAAAATGAAAGACTTCAATGATATTGAAACCATCGACTTTGCAGATACTGGTTGCTCATTCACTCGCGAAGCAATAGCATCAGGCTGTTATTATCAGGCGCTAAAAACGCCAACCTGCAAAGAGATTTCAGGGCGTCGATACAAGGGAACAAATACCCCTGACGCAGTTCGTGATTTATGGTCAACTCCACGAGAGGTTATTGCATACCTTGAGGGGCGCTATGGAAAATATGATCTCGACGCTGCGGCAAGTGAAGAAAATAAAGTTTGCGAGAAGTTCTATTCTCAGGAAACAAACTGCTTAAAACGTTGGTGGGGTAAAAATAAGCATGTGTGGTTAAATCCTCCTTATAGTCGACCTGATATATTCGTCAAGAAGGCGATCGAGCAAATGGAGCACAACAACCAGATTGATATTCTGTTGCCTGCCGATAATTCTACAGCGTGGTTTACTGAGGCGCGACAGCACGCGGCTGAGATTATCTGGATTGAAGCGGATTTGACGGAGGATATCGACGGGAACGAGTACGCCCGATCCGGTCGCCTGGCGTTCATATCAGGTGAAACCGGGAAGGCCGTTGATGGTAATAACAAAGGTTCGGTAATTTTCATTATGCGCGAACTGAAAGAGGGTGAGGTTCAACAGACTCACTATATCCCAATCACAAGCATTTGCCCTTCGGTTAAAAACAAGCGCGCAAAAGTAAGGAAAGTATGATGAACGAGAAAATGATTCCTGTTAAGTTAACTGATCAAGGTTTATGGCTACTTTATCGAGCTACGTGCTGCGAAATTATGGAGCGAAACGGATTGACTCAGGATGTTATTGGTTGTGATCTGTGGGATTTCACTAGTTCTCTTGATATGTCTTTCGATGAGATAAAAAATGAACATATCGAGAATTGGCCTTCAATTATCCAGAAAGACGTAGAGGAACTTAAAGCAGATACGATCGTTCAGCACTAATTGCTAAAAATACCCGGCGAAAGTCGGGTATAGTTATTTCATTGAGACAAGATGAGGAATAAAAAGATGTCACGCATTAACGCAAACTTTTTCAATATCGCTCAACAGTCAGCAAAAATGGCTGTTCATATCACCAACAAGAAAGGCGGTAACTTTGATTGGGATATTGCTATGAACTTCCTTAAAATGGCTTATTACCTATGCTCAGTCAAAGATGTTGAGTGTTTTATTGAAAGCGTGGAGAAACTAACCAATGCTGATAAAAAAACAAGGTAAACGAGAGGTTTGGGAGCACGCAAAGGAATGCGGAATATCAGACGATATAGCACTAATAGCAAAATATTTCGATATAAAGGATGTTAGCATTATATCAAACGGAAAGATTTCATTTATGGAAGATATGCCGAGAAAAATGCATAGAGTGCCAGCAACCCCGTCACTTGAGTTTTATCGTGAAGAAGGAAAGAGAATTGAGCGAGAACGAAAGAACGCAAAGAGCAACAAGCCTTCCAGGCTTAAATATTAACTCAGATTACTACCAGACAATATGGATCGGGAAAAGGCAGGTTAAACAAATCCCTTTCTCTGACTGGTTGCCACCTGACTTTGTTAATGTGCTTTGCACTATCGGCATTGAGCAGGAGTTGCATATAGGTTACTACTCACCAGGCAGAAACAGTATGATGCTTGAGGTTGACGGAAAACTTGTTGAGTTTAAATCTTCGGATCTAGGATTCTGGTTAAAGGCTGTGGCATGAAACTTTATTTTGCTGTAGTATTAACACCGCTAATTTCATTTTCAGTAATGTATTTCATTATCATGTAAGGATTAAAATATGTCACAAGCTAAAATCACCACCGAGCAACTTATTGAAGAGCGCATGAGCGGCCTAACACTTCGCGAAATCGCGGAAAAATACGGTATGCACATTCGCACTGTTGAAGCGCGCCATGCAAAGCTGGCAAAAGAAGGTCATTTTCACGGTAACGAGCATGTTGCTAAAAACGTGCCAGAGGGATTCATGGTAAAAGGCACGTCGACGATGATTCGCGGCGATGGGACCGAGGTAGTGCGCTGGGTAAAAACCGATCAGGACCGTGAGAAGATTGCGGCAATGATGGAAGCGGCGCGTATTGCATTCTGTGAAGACCTGCCGCGAGCAAAGCCAACCGAGCTACTAACCTCGCAAGGGCTTACGACAGAGATTGGTAAGCTGGCACTCTATCCGGTATTCGATCTTCATATTGGTGCGCTTGCTCACAAGCATGAATGCGGAGAGAACTACTCTACCGACGTAGCTGAAAAAGTGCTTGGCGACTTCTTCAATTACGCGATCGATATTGCCCCTAACGCAGAGAAGGCTGTTCTGTTAATTGGCGGTGACTTCCTTCACTCGGACGGTCTTGATGCTGTTACCCCGGCAAGCGGTCACGTTCTGGATCAGGATTCACGATACGCAAAATTGGTGCATGTTGCGATCCGTTCTGTGCGTCGCGCTATCGACAAAATGCTTATGAAACACAAAGAAGTCGAGGTTCAGATTATTGAAGGGAACCACGACCAGGCCGGGATGATTTGGCTACGTGCTGCAATGTCGGCATATTATGAAGACGAGCCGCGAGTATTCGTTGACGTTAGCCCTATGATTCTGCATAAGACTCGATGGGGAAACACCTTATTGGGATACACTCACGGGCACACTATGAAAAAGGCAGACACGCGACTTGCAGCGATGGCGGCAGACTTCCGTGCAGACTTCGGAGAGAGCAAGTATGTGTATACTCATAGCGGTCACTGGCATCATCAGACAATCACTGAACACTCGTTAGGTATCGATGAGGTTCACGGTCAGTTAGGAGCGAAGGATGCATACGCCGCGCGCGGCGGGTGGCGCTCATATCGTCAGGCGGCGGTAATCGTTTACGACAAGCAATTTGGTGAGATAGGTCGATTCATCTACCGTCCAGAAATGACAGGATCGCACTAATTGATAAAAACGCCCGAAGGGATTCGGGTATAGTAACAACATCAAAAACAAAGAGGCTACATATCATGAAACGAGTTAAGTGCATCCGAAATAACTCCAAAACACTTCCATTCCGCGTAAATCAGATCTATAGTGTTGGTTATGATTTCGGTTGGGGATTGTTTGAGATTTACGACGGTAGAGGCTCAGTAATCCAAGCACCTCTGAATGGTTACTACCTGTAATTTATTGAGATAGATTAACAATATCATTCATCACCTTACAGGCTGGCATGATTTACATGCTGGCCTTTTTGCGTTGTATCAAGTAAATTTGAAGGTTAAAATCGACTCACTTGTTCAAAAAAATATATGGTGAGATTATGAAAGAATTTTTAACAGCAGCTACGTCAAGCACGGGCGGTGCTTCGTTGGTGGGGGCGGCGACAGGTCAACTTTATATTGCTGGCGCTACATTCATTTGCTTTCTGCTTTTTGGCGCTTGGGGAGCGTACTGGAAGTATCGCGATAGCAAGGCAATTCAGGAAGCGTTAAACGATGGCGATCTAAATAAGGCGCTTAAGATCAGGAGGAGATAATGAGTTTAAAAAATAACGTTATAGGCGCATCGATCGGGGCAGCTTTGACGTTGACGCCTACCCTACTGGAACGAATCGAAGGTGTAGAATACGAGGTTTATTACGATATCGCCGGAGTCCCTACCGTATGCAGCGGAATAACCGGGCCGGACGTCATACCTGGTAAGAAATACACTAAGCGAGAATGCGATGCTTTGTTGATAAAACACATCGGCGTTGCTCAGAGATACGTAGACAAAAAGGTGAATGTTGATATTCCTGTAACGATGCGCGCGTCATTGTATAGCTTTACTTTCAACGTTGGTACTGGCGCGTTCGGATCTTCTACAATGCTTAAGCTAATAAATCAGGGTAAGCACAGGGAAGCGTGCAATCAGTTATGGCGATGGGTATACTACTACAACCCAAAAACCAAAAAGCGCGAAGTGTCTAGAGGACTCAAGAACAGACGCGCTGAAGAATACGCGTATTGCGTTAAGGAATTATGATGAAACTGAAGAAAAAGTGCGTTGCGATTGTAGTGTCTGTTGGTGTTATTTCTCTATCAGGTTGCTCGACGGCATCTGCCCTGAGCGGTTTAATAGGATCTAAGCCTGAAGTTACAGCACAGATTGGGGAGGAGAACACAAAGCAATTAGCAGGAGTAACCGCAAAATCCGAAGATAAGCGAGATGTTAAAGTTGAAAAGTCCAATGTAGGAAAGGTTGACTCTTCCGTGAAGAAGTCAATTGAAGTGTCAACCATTCAGGCCAACACGGTTAACGCTGAAAGCATCACTGTGACTAAGCCCGGAAACTGGTATGATCCTATAGTTGGTTGGACCCTCGTTCTCATTGGTCTGTTGCTGGTTTATTTTTCAATTCGTAAGGGCGAAAAAAAGGAGGCTTAGCCTCCTTTCTTATTTGTGCCTTTTTACATGGAGGAGTAATTCGCCCTCCTGATCGCAAAGATTGTGCTCACTGTCGTTATTTGCCCTCATAGAAGTAAGCAATAGACTGAGCAATCCTTGTTCAAATTCTTCTTTCGTAAGCTGGAGTCTTGCGCACAATTCGACGTTCCGATCTATCAACGTTTCTACGTTCGCCAAACAATTCCTCATCACTCATTTCTCCAATATGCATCATTTCCCACGTATATCGATTGTTGTAGCCATCAATACACATCAGCTTCATCATTACCGGGCGCTTGATCTTTCCCTTGCACCAGTAAAATCCATCCTTACGATCCAAGTAACCATCAGTAACGCAACGAGCGCAAAACTCCTTAGATAGCGCGCTTGTAAATTCACGGTGAGTCATCCCGGCGGCCTTAGCAAATCGCTCACTTTCCTTGTGGGCGTATATAAATTTCGCTATGTGCTGACGAGTGTATTTGTCGTAACCTTCGCAGAACCTGAACAGATCTAAAAGAAGAAGCATATAATTAACCCATCAGTCGAGGATTGATGAAAACAATATCATCAATGCGGCAAGTGTAGTTCATCTCTTCGAGCGTAATCAGAAGGCTGTCGATTCGCTCAGATACTTTCTGTTGACCGTTGAACGGCGTAACGTTCCGGCACTTTGCAACAATACTATGAATAGGCGCGCGCCCTTTGTTCTTCTTTGCGATCTCAGTGATAACATC